ATGGATGACTCAGCCGGAGGCGCGCCGGTCATTACAGGGAAGGTGGCCGTGGCAAGCATCTTCATTCCGCCCTGCATCCCGACGCTCGTGGAAGAGCCGCCCGAAGGCGACCGATGGACACACGAGATCAAATACGACGGCTACCGGACGCAGATCCATATCGCTGGCGGCCACGCGCGGGCCTTCACCCGCAACGGCCATGACTGGTCGAAGAAGTATGCATCGGTCTTGTCTGCGGCGCGCGACCTGATCACCCGCGACGCGATCCTCGATGGCGAGATGGTGGTGCAGGACGAATCCGGCCGATCCGACTTCAAGAAGCTTGCGACCGCGATCCGCTGGGAAAACGCCAGCCTGATCTTCTACGCCTTCGATCTGCTCGGGCTCGACGGCAACGATCTCCGCAAGCAGCGCTGCGACGATCGCCGGTTGCGTCTTCACGAACTGATAGGCGATCCGCGCAGCACCTCGCCGATCCAGTTCAGCCAATCATTCGAGGGATCTGGTGCCAAGTTCTTTGCCGAGGTCGAAAAGATGCACCTCGAAGGCATCGTATCGAAGCGCAAGGCTAGCTCGTACAGGAGCGGCGACAGCAAGGACTGGCTGAAGACGAAGGCCTACATCACAGGCGAGTTCGTGGTGATTGGGTATGAGCGTAAGCGAGGCGCCGCACCATCCCTTCTGCTTGCCGAGGAGACCGATGCAAGCATGCGGTACGTCGGCCGTGCCATACCGGCCATAGCCCGAGAGGAACGCGACAATCTCTGGCAGGCGCTGGAGTTCCTGCACACCAGCCACTTCGCGACACCCATCGGCGCCGGTAACAAGGGCGCGGTGCCGGTGCATCCCGTCCTGAAGGTCATGGCCAAGCACTTGCGCGGCGAGGAGAAACTGCGCCACGCGACGGTGACCGAAATCCTCACCCCTTGAAATCTGACTTCGCATGAATACGCTGCGGCCCATGAGCACCCGCATCGACTTCGCCGACGAGATGGAAAGTGCATCGAACCGGATCGCGGACATCAGCCGCGCCGATCTGCAGATCATGCTGCGCCGGGCTGCGATCCGCCTGCGCAACGTCGAAGGCATTGTGCTTGAGCCCGATGTCAACGAGGCAATCGACGCGCTCGCATACGATCTCAAGATGAACAGGAAAGACCTGATCCGCGTCATCATCCGTGAATGGCTGGAGAAAGGCGCATATCTGCCGGTGCGAATTGAGGACGACACCCCATGAGCCCCGTGCTTTTCTCGATTGCCGCGATTGCCATCTCGGCTTTCGCGATCTGGCATCGGTCAGTCATTGGCTGGATCGTCGCGGCCTGCGCCAACATCGCGGCGATGTGGCTGATGTGGCCGACACTCTGAAACGCAGAGAAAGCCCCACCACCTCTCGGCAGCGTGGCTCATGCCGGCAAGGCATCACGCCCCGGCCGCCTCTTGGCGCTGTCCGCCTTCTTGACCCGGTTCGCGGAACATTCTTGAAATTTGCGTTGGTCGCGATACGCTCAATCGTTCCCGTTTTCTTGGCGGAGGTATCGCTATGGCTGAGGCACGATATCTGAACCACAAGCTGGAATGCCCCTACTGCAAGACGATCCGGCTGAGGATTCCAGAGGACGCCAAGTCAGACACGCCGATAGTATGCGATGACTGCGGCGAATATCTCGGTACGTGGGACGAATTGCAGAGTGATCTTGCGCGGCAAGGCGGGACAAACGGCGCCTTTTTCATAGAGAAAGGCCGCATCAGGAAGATCAGATAGCGGCGCGGCCCCTTGGTTATCGCTTCTTCGCAAGAAACCGGGCTTCCCGTAGAAGTGACGACCAGTCGTATCCGAGATCAGCTACAAGCTTCCGAGCTTGTTCTTCAGTGATATCGCCTTCCTTCATCAATCGTTGGATCGTAATGTTTGCAGGTTTCGGCTGCTCGCTGGGTTGGTCGGGGTTCATGTTGATGCCCTTCGGGACCACACATGAAGGCGGCCCGGGTCGGCTGACGAAAAATAGCCTCGCCATAAGCGGGCCTATTCAACGGACGGGTGCAGACAGTCCGCTCACCAGCACAAGCATCTAGATGGGGAGATCGTTCCATGAAAAGGCCCGCCGCTTCCGGTTGGAGGAGAAGAGGCAGGCCCACTGCCGGGGAGCGCGGGCACTTGAGGGGCGAGTGGGGCGCTCCGCCCGCAGAAACGCCTTTGGTGCTACTCCGTTCCAGACGGCGAAAAATTTCCGTTCAAACGACAAAAGACCCCCGCCACCTTTCGGTGACGGGGGCGGTTGCCGATGGATACCGGTGCTATGCCGGCGTGAAGTCGAGATAGAAGGTCGTCCCTGGCTCGATCTTGCCGACGAGCGCAGGATTCGCGATGGTCAGCGTCAGTTCGCCTTGCGGTGAGAACTTCGCGTAGGTGTTGTCTTCGTCGCTGCCGTCCGTCGGGTAGCCGCTCGGCTTGCAGACCGCGTTCATCGTCACCTTGTCGGCGCCCTCCCAACGTTCAACGCGCGAAACCTTCATTTTCGCTCTCATAGTCGCGGACATTTTAGTCTTCTCCTTGGTTGATGCCCGGAACCGCCGGGCGCGGATCTCGCTACGAACGCAGCAATTTCATGAAGGCATCCCACCAGTAGACCGCGAACCCAACGATCATGCCGGATAGGGATGCACTGGCGATGCCGGTGACGAACAGGGCGCCGATGCCGCGCTGCTTCCATTGCTTGACCTCGTCGGTGACCTTCTTGGCGTCGCCGAGGTCTTCGCGCACCACAGCGACATCGTGTTTGACCCCGACCAGGCTGGAACTGAGGTCGCCGACGTCGCGTACCAGGTCGTCGACCCGCCGGTGAATTGCGGATCGATGATTGTCGGCGCGCTTGTTGCTGTGCGCCATTTGTTGGCTGAGGTTCTGGACTTCGGCTCGCAATCTGCCGATCGCCTCTGAGATGTCATCGAGATTCGTTGTCATCGTGGCCGCCCTGCCTCGTATCCGGACTTCAGGTCGAGATACCAGCCGTTGCAGCGGGCGCCACGGGCGTTGGCGCGGTCTAGGGCGTCGTCTGACCTCCGGATCACAATACGGGCCTCGACGCCGATACCGCGCGCCGCATATGGCTCCCTGACGCCGCAATCGACAGGAGGGTCCGGGAGAACGACGCCGGCGCTGACCCGACCCTTCGTTTCAGCGGCCTGTCTCAGCGCCGCATCAGCGCATGAGAAAGCGGAGATCATCGGCGTCGAGACGACAAGCGCGACCTGAAGCAGCAAGCTGTGCCTCATACTCGGCCTCCTTCAGCTGGTTGGTGACATCGAGCTCGGCCTCGCGGGCTTGCGCCGCCGCGAGCAGCTCGGCAAATCCCGCAGTGGCCTTGCGGCCGGCGGCGTGCTGCCGGCGTGTCTCCGCGAGCTCAGCCTCGGCGGCGACAAGCTTGGCCTCTTGGACGAAGCCGGCGAGCGCGGCCTTGCGTTCCCGGTCGACGCGGCCGTCAGTCAGCATCTCGAGTCCTGGCCCGAGAACGGGGACTGCCCGGAGAGGACCAAGCGGCAGGCCCTCGTAGAAGACGACGATGGCGGCGACCGCCAAGCCCGTGAAGCCGACGTAACGGACGATCATTGCGAGAAACGGCATCAGCTTTCAGCCATCCCCGGCGGCGGCGCCGGATCCACAGGGGAAGCCGGCGCGGGCGCCGGCTGCACAACGGTTTGCTTGATCTCGGTTGTCGAGCTCGGGATCTTCGTCTTGTTGTCCCAGATCACACCGAACACGTAGCTGCCGACGATCGAGCCGATCAGGATGATGAGGGATGTCGCGATCGCCTCGCGAAGCTGATCCGGCGGCCCGTAGATCGCGATGTAGGTGACGAGCCCGACGCACCAGAGCAGCAGTAGGATGATGATGCGCCGGCGGATCCGCCAGTCGTCGCTACCCCACCTATCGAAGAACATCACAGCCTCGCGAACTGGAAGTGCATCCAATCGTAGTTACGGGCTCGGCCGAGCGACAGCGCGCCTTCGGCCTCGACGATCTGCCAGAACGGTTCATATTCCGGCTTCGCGAAAACAGCGCGGTCGCGGCCCCATTTCAGCTGGTTCCGTGCGGGATCGAGGTCGACCGCGATGCCCCAGGAATGCATCGACCAAGCCTTGCTGCCGCGCATCTGGCGCAGATTGTAGCAGCCGCCGAAGAGATCGAGGCCGAGCGCCTTGATCTTGGCCTCGCCGTAGTGGGCAAGGGTATTTCTGAAGATGCGCTCCAGTGGAGCCTCGACCTTGCCGTGGCAGCGGAACCGGGTGATGCGCTGGTTGAGATCCCAGGCGATGCGCATTGGATAGGCAAGGTCGACCATGCCGGCCGTGCACTGCGGGTTTCCGGGCTCGCCATAGAATTTCCTCACGTCGGCCTGAGTGGGCCACGCGTTTGCGGTGGTCATGACAACTTCCTCGGTCGCAGATTGGGGGGGAGCGGACTAACCGCAGGTGAGCATGCTGCAGATCACGGCGCGCTCCGCGGCAGGATCGATGTCGTGGCCGGTCTGGCAGGCCTGGAGCAGCAGAACGGCGATGACGAGAGCCCTCATGACGAGAGCTTGCGGAACGGGTTGAACATGACCTTGATCATGTGCCGGCGGCCGTCCTTGGTATCCCAGTGCCAGCCCAGCCATATCTTGATGAACCGGTTGCCAGGCAGCATCAGGTCGCACCGATACGAGAAGTAGCGCCGACCATCTGCAGCACGCATCACGACGAACCGGGATGCAGTTCGGGCCTTGTCAAATGGCGTCGTCGGTCCGGTGTCCTCGACGATGACCATGCCTTCGTGGTCGAACCCGAGCACATAGGCGTCGAAGCCATAGCCCGGGTTGCGCCAGAGCCACCAAACCGCGGTCTTGAAACGGACGAGGACACCGGTCGGTTTCGGGATCGGCCCGTAGATGCTGGCGTCGTGGGTGTGGATCCAGGCGAAAACGCCGGGGAGCACATAGAGGTTGCCGAGGGCGGCCCATGCCGCCCAGATCGGCGCCGTCAGCATCACGAACAAATTGAAGGCGAGCGAAAGCGGCGCCAGGAGCGCGAACCGGAGATACATGGGATGATCCTTTTGAGGTGCGCCGACGCGACCCGGTAGGTAGGGGTGCGGGAGATGGCCGCTATTGCCTCCGCATCAGCGTAATGGCAGAAGGCGAGAAGTCACCGGTTAGGGGATTTCTATGCTTACTTCAGTCGGCGAGTGGAGTGCTGTTGCCAACGGCATGCAGCCTACTTGGGAACCGAGATCGAGAACCATTGCGAAACTGATCCGCGCCACGGACTCTGTTTTGGACATCGGCGCGGGCAATCAAAAGCTGGCCCGCTTTATTCCGCCGATGTGCCGATACATCCCAGTCGACTGTGTCGCCGATCTGCCTGGCACGTTCGTTGTCGATTTCAACAAGGAATTCCGGCTGCCTGACACCGATTTCAACGTGGTTGTTTGCGCCGGATTCCTGGAATACGTCGACGACGTTCCCGCCTTTTTCCGAGAGCTCGCGAGGCATGCGCCGGGGCGCCAGATCATCTTCACGTACATGTTTGGTGACGACAAGAAGTCCCGAACGGAGATGAAGGTGCACAACGACTATCAAAGCTCAGATGAACTCCTGGCAGCAGTCGGTGCCTCGCTCTCCTACGCCGACGAGTTCGCGTACGACCGCAGGACAGGGATTTACAACGCAACGCTGAGTTCGGGCCAAGGCAATGGGCCCGTGAACCGGCATCGGATCACCGATATTCTCGAAAAGCGCGAGCCGCGAATCGTCAGACTGTTTCGCAGAATGGGCCGCTCGATCAGGAAGCGCTTCCCGAAGGCCAAGTCAGAGTAGGGAGTTCCTCCAAGAACCCCTCGACGGTCGGTTGCGTGCGCTGGCCCAATTCGACCTTCTTGAGCTCCGCGTAAGCGCACTTCCACACCTGATCTCGCCAAGCGATGTACGCTACAGCTTCCGCCGCCCACGCCTCTTCGGTGCTTTTTTCGTACGTCGAAATCGACACCGCGTTGTCGTAGCGACGTTCTTGCGCTTTGGCGTCGAGCATGGCGACGATCGCCGCTTTATAGTCATCAATAGAAGGCGGCGGCGCGGGGCGGATGGTAATGACGTTCATTCCTGCGGCTCCTCTGCTTCGGCGGCAATAGCGGCCTGCTCGGCGAGCCACGCTTCGGCGCCTATTCCGTGGCCCTCCGGTTCGCTAAAATCCGCCGTCCACAGATCGCGCTGGCTGCGATCGATCGGAATTTCGGATTCGTCCACAAAACGATAAGGGACACCAACAGGGACGTCCTTGCGAGCCACATCCGAAAGCGGCAAATTCGTCAAAGGAGTGCCATCTGCCCTGTGACAGATAAGTACAACGATGCCGCCGCTGTCGTTAGGGTAGATGATGCGCTGAACCATCGGGTCAGTCTCCAAACACGGCTACAGTGTTGTTGTTGGAATCAAGTCTTTGTGTCGTGGTGCCACAGGAAATGACGTTGATGGCGGTGGTGGTTTGAGACAACACAGACAGCCACCGCATGTTGCCGGACCCATCTGTACCTCCCATACCAACTGCGGCGAAATTGGCGTTCGCCATAGCGGAAGCTAGGTTGACAGTGTAGTCGCCCACGTTGTTGTCGGAGATAGAAGTTACACCATAGCTGTCGTTGATAGCGACAACACCAGACCCGTTGAACTTAACCCAGGCCTTAGCCATGCCCTGATGATCCCCCATCGTGGACACAGAGGGGACACGAGCAGTATCCGTCCCGGTAGCAACCTCAGCAGCAGTTGCGAGCTCAACAAGACCTGCAAAGGTCGCTGACGCTCCAAGGGAAGCAAGGTTGGACGGGGTTAGCGCACGACCCGCATCAGACTTTCCTTGCGCTTCGGCGTTGGTTGCAAGTTCGACAAGGCCCGGCGCCGTGGCCGAAGCAGGCGGTGGTACAGCCAGGATCCAGGCGCCTGCTGCTGCGTTCGCGGCGGTGTCGTAGTTGGCTGTGTAACGGCTACCGTCAAGGATGTCGCCAGCGGCCAGGGCAACGTCGGCGCCAGCGACAATCTTGCGGATTGCCTTGGCGCCGACACCGGAGACATTCAGCGTGGTGGCGCCAGAGTTGTCGGCCGAGGCCTCGAAGGTGATGACGTCGAGATCCGTATAGGCGGTCAAGGCAACCGCCGGGGTCAGCGTCAGCGCATTCGCGGAGCCACCGGCCAAAGGAAACCGCTGGCGTTCGCCGACTGTTGGCGTCCAGGCGAGGTTGTTGGTGATGTCGATGGCCTCAATAACGATCCAGCTCGTGCCATCGTACCTCTTCACCAGCCACAGCGGGTCGAGGGTGTCGTCGAGCCACGTCAAACCTGCGACGGCATATCCCGGTGCCGCGGCACCCTTGTGGCCGGTATGAAGCGCGTTGCGCCACGAGTTCAGGTCAGTCGCAAGCGCTGTGCCGGACTTTATGTTCGGGTCAAGCGTCCCGAAGTCGAATTGGCTCATAGAATGATGCTCCCGTAGCCCTTGGCGACGTAATCCATGGTTCGTGCCACCGGGGTTCCCCCCGAATCAAAGTACTGGATGTGGAAACCGGCCGGTCCCTTGGCCGTGATCGACTTGCGGTCACCAGTCGCCATGTCCTGGTCGTTGGTGCCAATGCCATGCAGTGCACGGAACGGCGGGGTGAACGATATATCGAGGCCAATCGCCGGCACCGCGATATCGTCGCCGGCGATGACGCGATCCGGCATATCGATCTGGACGTGAAGGGTTCTGACCGCCGGGGTCACGAAACTGTAATCGGCGGTGCCGTCCTCTGCGGCCCTTCCTTCGAGATGCAGCCGAAACCTGAAAGCCCGAGTGGTGATGTCACCAACCATAAAGGGGCGCCATGAGCTCCACAGGCCGAGGATGGGATCGGAGCTGGTGTCGGATATCTCAAGGGAGACCTCCCAATCCTCGGGGTCGGAATCATCGAGGACAGCGACATCTGCGAGCGTAGCCCAGCCTGCCATCACGTTCTGCTGGTTCTCTCCGACTGCATCGATCAATGCGGTGACACGCGAGGTGTAGACATCGCCGAGGTCGAAAATATCAGCGAAGTCGTAGGTGCCCGTCACCACGACGCCGCGAGAGTCCTCGGCGCCGTCGCCCTCGGCAAGCGAGATCACGGTGCTGAGGGTCTCCCATCTCGACATCACGTTTCTGGGCAGCAACCGCAGGATCCCGCCGGAGACATCGACGTCGGTTCTAACCCCGGCAAAGGTTGGCTCTTCTGCGATGACCTCGACAACGTTGAGCCCTGCGATGGCCGAGACGCCGGTTTCTATCGTTGCCGGATTGGTGCTCTTGAGCCCGGTTGGAAACACCGCCTTGATCAGGTAGGTGCCGACCATGGTCGGCACCTGCACGCTGGTGCCCGATACCGACGGGATCAGCGTCGTCGCCGAGTTCCAGTCCACCACGAGGCCATCGACGGAAACGAAGCGGATCTCGTAGGTGATCCCAGGTCCCACGACTGCGGACCAGCTCAACGTTGAGAGATCACCGAGAACCGAGATCCTGAAGTTGGTGACATCGGGGGGCGCATTGAGCAGCGTGTCGATGGCGATCGTCGGCGACGTGTTCCACCGCGAAGTGTCGCCCGATACGAACCGACATCTGATCCTGAAGGTGTAGACCCCAGGCTCGAGACCACTGATCTTTGATGTCGTCAGAGGGGCAAGAATAACGGAGGCCGGCAGCCAGAGCGGATCCGCATCGCTCTCATTGCGGTATTCGATTTCATAGGCCTGGACCTGCCCAAGAGTGGGTGCAATCCAGAATAGGTGCGCCGAGGCAAGGTCGCCCTCTGCTTCGCCCTCGAACTGGAGGAAGTTTGCCGGGGGTTGGGCATAGGGATCGAATGGTGTCGTGATGTTGCTTTCGAAGGCAGGGATCACGCCGGTGTCGGCTGCAGCAATCCCAGGCGCATCATCGACGAGGGTGACCCGCGCCGTCATATCCTCCTGTGCCTCGATCGCGACAACCCTGTAGACCCCGCTCTCCCTGTCGGCTTCGCCCAACGTGAAGAGGTCTCCGGCCGCTGGAAGATCGTCGTTTCCCTCTAGCAGGAGCGTCGATGTCTCGCCGGCGGCACCTGGGATAAGCGAACGAACCAGGAAGGCGCCGTCAGCCAGCCTGATCCGGATCTGATAGAGCTTGTCGCTCTCGAGCATGACGAGCTCATCGATCTCGATGGACTGAGCCCCGACATCGACCGATTTCACACGGCCGCTGGCGATGCCGACCAGCATGACGTCATGAGCGACACGGACGCGATCCGCCCGGGTGCAAAGCAGGTTTTCGAAGTCGACGTTCAGCGTGTAGGTTTCGGGACGAAGCCGGAGCTGCGCGATGTGGAAGCGCCCATGGCGCCATATCGAGTCCGGCTTCGTTACCCCCGGAAACTCGATTCCCTCGAAACGGGTTGCGTTCGCGGCCGAATAGCCATCGTCGTAGACGATACGCTCGTCCTCGCGCCAATCCCGCATCTCATTGATGAACCTGACGCGCCAGGCATGGGGCAGTTCGCGGAACTCGTGCTGTGCCTCGAAGCCCCAGCTGTTGCGCGGCGTAAACATCTGGACGATCGGCGTATCGAGCTCGTCCCAGACCACCGACCACAGACCATCCTTGAAGATCGGTACGGCGCGACCGGCGGCGCAGATGTCGGCCAGGGTGTCGAACACCGATGCCGCGGCGACGCGGGGATGATCGAAAGTCCAGCCGTTGGCGACGCAGTAGCCATGCCAGCCCTGAAGAGCGACAAGATCGATAGCCGCATCTCCGACCGGTCGCGCGTTAGCGGCACCCTGAAGGACATGACGGTACAGGTCGGCGGGGTTTCGGGAGGGTTGGTTGTCGACCCAGGCCGCACCATTCCACGATTTCACCAACGACGTCGCGATGCCGTTGAGGGTGTCCAGCGTCCCGTTGAGCTGCGACGTCGCCTTGATCTTGATCGCCGAGACGCAAAGCGGTTTCGAAAACGTCAGCGGGGAACCGGTGCGGAAGCCGCGGAGTGCCGACCATACCGCTGTTTCGCGGACCTGAGTGCTGTTGTTGGTGTCGGGGCTCGTCTTCGAGACCTCGACGTCATACTCGCCCTGCGGGACCACCGCGGATACGGTCCGCCGGATCGTATTGACGGTCCGGGCCGAGATCACGAGCTCGGGCAGCGTCGTCCAATCGATGGTGCCGAACAGGCGATAGCGCACCGAAATATTGACCTGCCGGGTGCGCTTCTTGCCCTTGTCGTCGATGTAGATGAGGCCATTCGGCATCACGATATCGACGGAAATCTCATTGATATCGGCGGCAGTGGTCCGCCGATGCCAGCCGTCGACCTGCTTGAGATCTATCGAAAGCGGTTCTTCTACGACCTGACGCGGATAGAGCGTGACAGGCAGATCAGAAGGATAACCGGTGCGGGTTTCGATCTCGACTTCATCGAACGACGACAGCAGCGTCTCGCCGATTTTGATGTCATCGACCTGCAGGGGGCCGTAGCCCCAAACGAACAACAGGCGGAGGTACTGATTCTCGCCGCTGGATTCGGTGTAGGGCAGGGCACCGTAGAACGGGCTGATACGATGCTTGCCGAGGACAACAGGCACGGGCTCAAATGGCGCGGCCTGGTTGCGTGAGTTTACGAGCGAGTAGCTCGGCTTCGGCTGGGAAAGTTGCGGCGGACGCGGAGCAAACAGGGCATTGAGCAACAGCTTCACGCCGAAGCTCAGGCCCGCCATGATGATCTTGCCGAAGAAGCCGAGGCCGCCGATGAAGGCGCTGAAGCCTGTAAACGCGGCCGAAAGCGCGGCGAAAAGCGGTGCGATGAAACCCTGAACAGTGGGGCGTAGCGCTACCGTGGTGCCTGGCTTCGGCCTCACCAGATGCCAAGCCGCGGCTTCGATAGGATGGCCGGCGAGATGAACGATGAAATCCGAGGCAATCGACCTGCAGCCGTCCGTTGCGACGACGAGATCGACGATCTCGGCGATCGTGGAGCCTGGGGGCGCCGACAACTCGGTGCGTTCGACCCGCAACGGGTGCAGGGCGGCGACAACCCGAATGCTGTCCTTGGTACCGAGGATCTCGCCGGTCAGAGCGGTGGGCACTGGCATCATGTTCATGATGCCGCGACTCCATCGTGCCTGAAGAAGCCGAGGACGCGACGGCGCAGGCGGAATGACCGGTAGCTCTCGATGACGGAGCCGGCACCGCGCTCGATGTGCAGGACACGGGCGCCGCCGATGACGATACCGACATGACGCGGACGGCCGCCTAAGGACATCAGCACGGCGTCGCCGGGGCGTTCTGTACCATCGGGGATCTCGGTCCAGCAGTCACGGCGGCCGTCGATGAGGGCGGACACCGCATCTCCATCGGCTGCGGTCTGGTAATCGTCGCGAAAGCTCGGCAATTCGATGCCGAACCGCTCGGCGTAGACCAGGGCGAGAAGCCCCCAGCAGTCACAGCCATTGCGGTCGCGACCCCGGTCCAACCAGGGCAGCCCTACAAAATCATCAAGGTTCATGAGATCAGAACAGTCCTGGGAAACCACTGGGGTTGAAGGTCTCGGCCGGGTATGGCTCGTCGGTGAGGGCGTCGATCGAGACCTCGAGGGTGATCACGTTCGCGTTGTATTGGGCGCGGCTGACCTGGAAGTCCGGGTAGCCGATCTCGACGTTATCCGGCGAACTCCCCAGCACCAGCTCGAGCTTGGCGATGCCGGGACTGGAGATTCCGCGGATCTGCTCGACGATTTTCCGACTGACGTTCTCGACCATGAAGCGGGCCGCCGGCGCCCGTTCCCCGAGATCGTCGGGAAGCGAGACCACCATTGGACAAAACGTATAAGTGTCGCCCCGGCTGATGGTCCCATAGGTCAATGGCTCGTCGGAAAGACGCTCCGTGGGATCGCTGCTGAGAAGAAGCGGCGTCGGAAACGAGGGATGTGTCAGGGTCAGCAATCCAACCATGACCTCGCCGGTTTCCTGCGAGTTCATTGCCTGCCGAAGGGTAATCGAGACCGTTCGGCTCAAGGCAACACCTCGAGATCAAGCGCGGCAATAAAGGTGTCGCCGCCTGGGCTCGACCAGGCCGGCAGATTGGCGCTAAATCGCACAAGGATCGGGGCCCGGGTCAGCGGATCCGGGAACGTGAAAGGCAGCGTGCCGCCGGCCAGCGTCGTCTCTACGAAATCGTCGAGAATGGTACGTTGAGCCCCCGACATGGTCATGCGGCCCTGGAGGGGCCCCGGCATCGACGATGACCGGCGCCGCACCTTGGCGGGGCCAAGATCGGGCTGGGTCCGGAGGCGCCCGTCGCCCTGTGCCTCGGAATAGCCCTCGGTCAGAAGATACTGCGGCAGCGTCGCCGGCCAAGCAGCGACCATTACCGCCTCTTCAGAGCTTCGCGTGCCCCGAACTGGGTCCGCAGCGTGTTGTTGGCCGCGGTGCCGCGTCGCGACAGCTTTTCGGCGACGACACGGTCGACAATGATGTCGATCGCCGTGGTTCCATCTGCCTGTTCCCTGGATTCCGCTTGCACCGAGGCGCCCCCGAGGTTGTTGATGTTGATGCTCACCTTGTTGCCACCGACGACCTGGCGGGCGTGCTCAAACGACTTGAACACCGGCTCCCCACGCCGAAGGATGGCGGGCACTTCGTCATGGCCGAGCCCAGCACCCGGGGTTCCGTTATGGTAGCGAGGAGCCCCGATGAAGACTCGAGGATCGACGCCGGCACGAGACCTGGTCGCATAGCCAGCGACGCCCCCATCATGAAACAGCCCCCAGGACCCTGACAGGATGTCCATGGTGGCCAGTGGCGAGATCGAATTCATGAAGCTGAAGGCGCCGCCGACGCCCCCGAACATTCCGGACAGGCCCTTGAACCACGACGAACCGCCGCCCTGTGCCGATCCCATGAATGATTGGAGCTGCTGAGCGAACCCTGACAGGCCGCCTGTGGTCTGCTGGAGGCCCTGGGCGGCCTGATTGCCGGCGGTGCCGGTCCGCAGCATCGCCGACGCCGTTTTTTCAGCGGAGCCACCCAGCTTGTCGAGCTGGGCGTTGAACTTGTCGACATAGACGGAACCTGAGGTGCCGAGGACATCCTTGGCACCGGCCCCACCGCTTAGCGGCCGCCCCGTGAACCACACCGACGCGGCATCCTGAGGGTTCCCGTATTTCGCCAGCGATTTCCCGAAGAAATGATCGAACACAGAATCCTGGGCGCGCGGGTTCGCGAGGAACTGGCCCGGCGTCATCGAAGTGCCGAGAGCCTGTTTCGTCCATGAAGGAATGTTGGCGCCCATGACCTGATAGGCCCCATAGGCTCGGTCACCTTTCGTCCAAGGACCCAGCGCCGAATATCCACCGCTGCCAAGGCTCTCGATTGCCGAGATCGCCTGTCGGAAGATCGACATGTCAGTGTTCGAGTTCGCCGGCGCAAACATGCGGGTGACAGCCGATCCCGATGTGACGTCGCGCAGCGCGCTCCAGGGATCCGCACCACCACCGCCGGACTTCCCGCCAAGCCCTATGGCGCCGAGGATGGCACCGACGACGCCACCGCCGGCGCTGCCTCCAGTGGCGCCGCCGACGAGCGAGTCCACGATCGAGTTCAGTAGCTTGTCGAGAACGTTGTCCAAGGCCCTGTTGAGGGCGTTCAAGATCGCGTTGCCAAGGGCCTTCCCGAAGGAGTCACCCTGCATCAATCCTGCCTGGAAGTCGTCGAAGAAGCCGCGGATGCCCGCGCGAAGCTGCTCGATCCGTTGGTTCTCCCGGATCGCTCTGGCGATATCGGAATTGAGATCGATTGGAAGACCGGCACCGCGGAGGCGGGACGCGATCTCCTGATCGCCTGCACTCCGGAACATCTGTTCCCGCTCGAACTGAACCTCGCGGAGGAGATTGGTGCGGGCGATCTCTTCGGCGTAGCGACCATATTCGGCCGCCTTCTGCTTGATGAGGTCGATTTCCTTCTGGTCGGCCTCGATCCCGTTCCTTGCGGCCTCCTCACGCAGTTTCGCAGTGAGGTCGTATTCCATGCGGAGCCGGGCAACCTCGCCGACGGTCTGTCCGATGAGACCAAGTTCGAGCTGCTGCGACGCCAAAGTCTCTTCGAGGGAGCGAGCCCGGTCTCGACGTGCTTCGGCGAGTGCCTTTTCGGCCTCCGCCAGCGCCAGCTTACCAGCGATGTCGATGCGATCCGCACGCGCCGCCGCACTTTCGCTGTCATTGTACTGTGCCGCCGCCGCTGCACGAGCCGCAGCTGCCTTATCGGCCGGAGATCTCGCCAACAAAGCATCGAGCTGCGCCTGTGCAGCGGCACGTCGCCGCGCCGCAGCGACTGCCTCCTGAGCCTCGAACAGGGCGAAATTGCCCATGTCGTCACGATTGGTCTGGCCGCGCGACAACAGCATCCCGTTGGGGCCGCGGTCGTTGAAGAGACGTTTCAGCTCCCGGTCGGCGGCCTGGATCGCCTCGGCGAGATCCTTGAATGGGGCCAGCGCCGCGATGGCATCGGCTGCGATTGCCTTGATACCTGCGTTCGCAGATGTCTGACCGATCTCTTCGAGGTTCTTGATGAGCCCGAGCACATCGGGCCGGCCCTGAATGGTTGCGTTCTGCAGCGCCTCGAAATCGATCTGCAGCGTCTTGAACAGCGTGGTGCCACGGAATTCGCGGGCGCCGAAACCGGTGATATCCAGGTTCTTGTTGATCGCAGAGGTGACGGCCTCGCCGATAGCGCCGGCGCCGAACATGGTCGGCTTGTTGGCATCGCGGAGCCGTTTCACCAATTCGGTGAGGTTGCTCTCGAGCCCGAAGGTGACCGCTCCGGTGCTTTCGCGGCCGTACTTGCTCCGCTGGTCTGCGGCTTCGCCCCAGAGATCGCGAACCCGGCCAATTGCCTTCTCGTGCTCCTTGAGCACGTCATCCAGCGATTTCGTTTCGGCCTTTGACTTCGAAAAATACTGAATCGCTGCGGCCGCGGCGCCGACCAATCCGATGGTGATCAGTGACACCGGGCTGATGATCGAAAAAAGCGCGGAAGCGAGCGTTCGGGCAGCGCCAGCGGCGCCCTGCTGTCCGAGGACAGCGGATAGCTGGGTGCCCTGCTGCAAGGCGATCTGTAGCGGCGACATCCCCATCGCCGAGGTGACAGCTATGTCTTGGAACTGGGCCGCGACGTTCGCGGTATTGTATCGGTTGTCGTTTGCGAAGCCCCTGTTCTGGTTGGCGGCGATGACGGGGGTATCCGCCATCGTCGAGTTCAATCGCTGCTGAGCCTCCCGCACCGCGTTGAGTTCGACGATCTGCTTCTGGCGCAGTGCAGAGATCACGCGAGCAGCATCCTGCTGCGAGGTGACACCACGTTTCACCGCGGAATCGGCCGTCAACATGGCTCTGTCGAGCTCACGAGCCGCCGCTACCTCTGCCCGGGTGACGGGGTCGATAGATGCCCGCAGCCGATCCCACGATGCGGCGACACGCCCAATCGAGGCCGATTGGACCATGAGCATGTCGGTGGCCTTGCCAGCACCAGCAGCCAGCTTGTCCTCACGATCCCTCAACCGATCGACGGCAGCCTGGGCAACCGCCATGGCCCGAACGTATTCGGCGGAACCCTGCGTCGCGCCGCGCGCATCGATGGTGAGTTCGGTTACGACGGCATTCATTGTCTGCCTTCTGACTGTTGGGTATGCTGGCCTGGAGTTTGTGGGGCCAAGCAAAATGCGCACATTGGGCGTACTGGTGATCCTCGGGGCGATGGGCCTGCCTGCTCAGGCGCAGGTCGTCGTCGACGATTCCACAGCATCCGTGGGTGACGTGATGCTCAAGGAGGTCGTAGCAGCGATGTCGGATCGACTGTCTGACCCCGGATCAGGACAGCTGCGCCGGCTCCGAATGTTCACGCCGGTCGGAGCTGACTACGAAGCGGTCTGCGGCGAGTTCAACGCCAAGAACGGTTACGGCGGATATGTCGGATTCGCGCCGTTCCAGTATCTGCCGCCGTACAAGCGGCTGATCATGAGCGGTGCGGGATGCCCAGGCTAGCCACCTGAATCTTTCGCCTCGGCTCGCGCCGCGATATAGGCATGATCGAGCATCTCGATCATTTCGATCTCCCAGGGCGTGAACCTGAAGCCGGTCAGCCGCTGGAATGCATCGATCTCGGGATAGGTGAGGAGGGAGGGACCGAAGCCGTTGGTGCCTCGGCGATTGGACAGGCGGTTGAAGCGGCTCCAGAGGTAGACGAGGCACCAAGGCAGCGGAGGAAGGTCGAGCTCGGTCTCGAGCTGCTCTCGGCGCTCCGGGGTCCGGGCTCTATCGAGGAGACCCTCGATGTGATCCCGCGCCGAGATCCCGTCGGTGTCCGGCGCGGTAAGTGCGAAATATGCCTTGGCGTGAGCCTCTAGGGCTTCGGCAAGGCCTTCGTAAAAGCCTTTTCGTCACCGATGACATCGACGAGCTGCCCCAAAGCCCACCCCATCTTAGGGTGCATGAACACCTTGTAGGCGGCGTCTTCCGAATAGGTGATCGGATCCGGCGAGATAAATGCGAGCTTCACCGGCGTCCAACCGACGATGCGGCTGACAACCCAGCCGATGTTTTCCCGCTTTTGCTCCTCAGGATCCCGTTCCTCGGCCTTGATCTTCCTGCCATTGAGCTGCTGGGCTTCAAGGTTGGCCCGGCGCTTCAGGTTCTTGCGAGCGAGTTCGTTCGACCAAGCCATCGCGTTCGGATGGCTCTCGTCCGCGATTTCGATAAACCAGCCGGTACCTACAGTCGTACCGGGCTTCAAGACCTCGTAGCGGATCGTATCAACGGGCGCGAAGCCGGTGATGTCGACGAACCCGGCGTCGGTTTCAGGTGCTTTCGTCATGGGGGATTGTCCTTTGTGGGAAAGGTGGCGAGGCGGCGCCCACACACCGCCCCGCCTTTCGCATGCGACTCGTCCAGCTGTGGGGCCGGATCTGGCCTATTTCTTCGGCGGCGCTTTGGCGCTTTCGGCGGGTTCATCGGCTGCCTTGCCGGTGTCGCTGATCTCCAGCGCGGAGAGATCGGCGACGCGGCGCGGCGGCCAAGTCACGGCGATGCCTGTTGCCTGGCCGTCGACGATCGCGACGCGCAGCGCCTCGGCGGCGTCGCGGATAGCCTTTTCCTTCGCTTTCATGGGTGGTTACCTTTCCGTTTTAGGAGCTTCAGGTTGCGTTGCTGACCTGGATCTTGAGGGCGGTGGCGTCGTATGCGCCGCCCCTGCTGTCGATGCCGACGAGCGCCGGCGGGACCGAAATCGTCTGGGTGCGGGGGCCACCTGCCTTGGCAAGCGCCGACTTGTCGACGGAACCCAGAGTAAAGTTGGGTACGAAGATCGAGACAAAGCTCGCCGGGGCAGCCTCGTTCTCTTGTGCCAGAATATGCAGTGACAGTGGGTTTTCGTTGATGAAGTCGGCTACGGTGAGCAGATCCTTGCGCAGCATCGACAGGTTCATCGACACCAACTCGGTACCGGTGAAGACATCCGGGGCATATGGCGTCGCGCTGATGACATCGGGGGACACGCCCTGGATATCCACGGACAGATCGAACGAGGTGAGGTCGATCATGTCGACACCACCCATGCGAACCACGGCCTCGACGACCGCAAGCGGCTCCCCGGTTGACGTCGTCGGTGACGTGAAGTGGGGCGACGATCCCGAAGCCAAGGCGTCGAACTGACCGGTGCCGACCCAGGAAGTATCGAGCATAAGCAACCCGTTGGGTTGCATCGACAGCCGGAAGGAACTCCAGACCGCGTCAGTGAACAATTCGGACTGGTCTAGATCGTATTCGTGCTCCTCGATTGTGAAATATCGCTTCACCAGCGCGCCGGCGCCCGGGTTGACGAGGACACGCCCTGTACGGGTGATCGTGAACGCGGTATCGGCGACCGCATTGACGATGAGCGTTTCCGCGACTGTCATTGTGGTGGCGGTCAGCGCGGTGATCCTGAGGTTGCGGCCGTTGTTACCGGCCGTCGAATGGCCGGTAAGCACGACGACGTCGCCGACACGGAGACCAGCCGTGATCCATGATCCAGCGGCGGCCACGATGGTGTTGGCACCCGTGGTGATGCTGGTCAGACCGGCCGTGGCTTCGGTGATCGCCAGGTTGGCGGAACCCCAGGTGCCGCGCATCACGGCTTCGAAAATGTCGTCGAAGCCGGCGATGGAAAGCTCGCTGGAATATTGGCCGTTGGTCTTCTGGAGCCCATGGCGTCCACGGGTCGAGAGGCCGTCGCGCCTGACTTCCTGGCTTTCGATGGGGGCCTTCGAAAGCCTGCCACCCTGGCCGCCGGTCTGGCGGATGACCTTTGCAGATCCGCCGCTGGCCTGGCTGCCTTGCCCGGCCTGAACCTTGGCAGCGGCGTAGCCGTTCCAATTCTGAGAATATGCCATGATTGGGCTCCTTGGAGATGCGGATCAGCCGCGATGCCAGTACGTGAAATCGACGGACATCGTGACGCGGAACCAGTTCCCGTCATCGGACCCGCTGTCGCCGTCGTCGACCTGCGGTGAAAGAGAGCGGACGTAGGATCCCTGTCCGTCCTCATAGAATTTCGCGGCTCGGAAGATTTCGCCGATGGCAACCGCATACTGATTGGCGGTGGCCTCGCCGCTACCAACCGGGGCGAAGACATGGACGTAGATCGTGCCGGGATACCGCCAGCCACGATTGCCAGGGGTCCCGAAAGTCCAGATGCTGCTTCCGAGACCGACGACCTCAAGTTGGATCCACGGCTGCAGGACACCGTCGACATCGACTGGTGGCCACGGGGCAGCGGGCTGTTCGTTCTGGACGGTGATCCGTGTCGTCGTCCAACCGGCCTCGAGCCGCGCGCGGATCGCGGCTTTGGCGCCTGCATAGTCGGCCATATCAGCGTTCCGTGATGACGAGGACGGGATACCGGAGATCGCGCGCCTTGGAGCCGCGAATGGCGCCACCGACGACGGCCCGGAATGTGAAAACGACGCTGGCCAGATTGCCGAAGCGCCCCTGTACGATCTTCGCGGTTTCCTGATAGACGCGAGATGTACCGGGCACCCGCATCGTCATCGAGCCGACTTCGATCTTCCTGCTGTAGGGCAAGGGATTGCTGATCGAGACCTCATCGCCGGTACTCCAACCCTTGAGATTCGACACCGCGGCTCCATTCAGGAAGAGCTGGTGCGCCATCCGATATTCGCCGGAGAGGAGCGGGGACCGGTCGAACAGCGTCTCCATCGCGAATTGGGCGACGATGTCGAGGCGTGGATAGACGTAGTGGATGATCCCGTCCGCTTTCACAGCCTCTTCGACGGCACCAACACGGCCATCGACAAACCGCTGAAACGATGTCGGCCGCGGATCGGTCCCCATCACGCGGGCGTGCTCGCGCTTCGCGACCTTGACGAGCTGCTTCCGGGTTTCCTCGAGGGTGGCTTGCGTCGCGATGCGGAACTGCTGGCCGATCCCGGCGGTGCGCGCCATTAGCCTCTGACCTGCAACTCGATGCGGACAAGCGTGTCCACGATCTCGATCGGGTTGGCCGATACGATCCGGCGTGGCGCCCCATCGACGACGACGAACCCGTTCTGCGGCGGCACCCCGAATGCACCGAGCCCGGTCGGCGACAGCACGACCTTGCTGTCGCCTTGCTGGATGATCCCGACTATCTCGTCCGGTTTGTAGAAGCGGACGCGCGCCCGGACCGAAATCTGTCCAACCGCGGTGTTGGTCTTCCGGAGCTGGATCGTTGATCCCGCTTCGAGCAGGGCGGCGTCGAGATCGGCGATCATCTCCGCCGGCGTCATCGCGCCCTGACCTTCAGCTTCATGGTCTGGTCGTAGATTCGGCCGCCTGTGGTCTCGACACGATTGAGCAGCTCGTAGTTTACGCCGGCGGTCCCTGCGGACAGCCAGACCTTCGTCACGGTGTTCGTGTGCGAGGAGCTGTCGATGACCAGGCCGGTGCCGACCGCGATTGACCACGTCGACCCCGAGATCGTGTCGCCGGGAAGCCGTGCGGTCCAGTCGAGCTCGTAATCCTTGACGTCATCGGGATCCTTGGGGGCCTCCCAGACCTCAGCCATCGGTGAAACCTTTCATATCGCCCTGCGCCTGGCTTCCGCCGGCAGCTCGGTGCTTCGATCTTCGTTGCCCAACACGAGCCGTCGATCTTCGGCCCCCAGCACGCTTCGGCGGTTTTCGGCGTCGAGGACGCGCAACCTGGTCTCACCGGCAATCACCGCACGTCTATTCTCAGCGGCGAGCTCGACGATCCGTTCCGGTGGCGTCGGTGACCCCTGGAGCGCATGACCAGCCCCGGAAGCCGACGACTGGCCGGACGAGGTGCCGTCGGCTTCCGCAACCGCGGAACCGATCGACAGTGCGACGCCGAATCCGCTCGATATCGCGACGCCGGCGCCGATAGCCGACGACAAGCCATCGGCATCGCCAAAAGCAGTCGTGGCCCCGATAGCTGCGGATACCGAGCCACCGTTTGCGGCCACTACAGCGGTGCAAGTCGCCGATCCGGCTCGCGCCACGATCGCTGATCCTGCTGCAGAGGCCTGCGCGGCGCCCGACGATGTCGCGATGGCCGACGCGATTCCGGCGCCCTGGCTGACTGCGGAGCTGCTCCCGCTGGCAGATGCCGCCGAAGCAGCGGTCGCGCGACCGACGCCAGCTCCGATGCCAGAGGAAGTCGAAAGTCCGCCGGCACCTGCGACGGCGGCACCAACGGCTGAAACGCTGCTGTTTCCCGACGCCAGGCCGGTGCTGGCCGAGGACGACAGCCCTGATACGCTCGACGAGCCAGAGGCAGAACCGGCGCCAGCCGAGATCGTGACCGCGGCAGCTGCGGCAACACCGGCGCCCGAAACCGAGCCGGCAGATCCCGCGGTGGCCCGGCCAGTGGCCTGGACCGATGCGGTTGCGCTGCTCGACCCCGAACCCGTTCCTGTTGCGGCTCCACTAGCGCTAGCCTGGCCCGAGCTGCTTGCCGCACCTATGGCGGCAGCAATCGGTCGGCCTGTGGCCGCCGCCGACGCGAGCCCAGCTGCTGCGCCGGTGCCTGTTCCGGTCGATTGCCCGGTTGCCGAAACAACAGAGCCCCCGCCGGCTGTTCCGCCACCACTGGATATCGTGACAGAGGTTGCAGCGGCAGTTGCTGTCGCGGCCCCCGTAGATGCCCCTGCGGCCGATCCGATGCCGGAACCTAAGCCAGTGGCGACTCCCGCCGAGGATGCGGCCCCGACGCCCGCCGTTGTGGCGGCGCCTGAGCCCGCTGCGGCGCCGAGACCTGATGCCGCCGATGAACCGGCGGCCGTCGAGGCACCTTGCGCTGTGACGCCACCTGTAGCCGAAGCTGCGGCCGTTCCGGCGCCAGTGGACCGACCGGTGCCCGTTGCCGCCCCGGATCCCCCTCCAGCACCAACTGCGGCATCGATCTTGATCCCAACCGCCGTCGCATTTCCGGTACCGGAGGAAGCGCCGACGCCTTCACAAGTTGCCCGGCCAGTTGCTGTCGCTGTGCCAGTTCCGGTTGCCGAGGCGCTAGCGGTTCCAATTGCGGTACCAGCGCCCGACGCTGTTCCGGTGCCACCTGCTGCGCCAGCCGAGCCGGCCGAGACAGCATAGGTGATAACAATGAGGCCCTGGCCACCGATACCACCGTTGCCGGTATCGCCGCCGCCTCCACCCCCACCACCGTAGAGCGCACCAGCACCACCAGCGCCACCAGAGAAACCACCGCCGCCGCCGCCGCCGCCGGAACCATGGGTATTATCCCACTCGGCGCCGACGCCGCCGGCAGCACCTGTGGTGACACCGCCGCCGCCGCCACCGCCTACAGCACCGCCAGTGCCCGCACCTGACCCGCCAGCACCGCCACCATTTCCATATGGTCCAGCACCGCCAGGACTGCCGTTGGCCCCACCATTGGTGCCTGCGGTGGACATGTTGCCGCCGGCACCGCCGCCACCACCGCCACCATCGTTGGAGCCCGTCGCGCCGTTACCACCGTTCTTGCCGGCGCCCCCTATGCCGCCGGCGCCGCCGCCACCGGCACCCTGGCCGCCGGAATCACCGTTGCCGCCATTGCCGCCGGCAAATTTGACATCTCCGACGCCGGAGGTATCTCCGCCTAAACCGCCAGCTGTTCCGGTGGAACCTGCGCCAGCCTTGGCTGACACTATGGATCCTGCCAGCGTCGTGCCCCCGAAGCAGGTATCGGCGCCATTGGCAGAGCTTGTTGCACCACCTGTGCCGACCACAACCGTTTCGGTCGCGTTAAGCCCGGTGACATCGAACGAGGCGGAATAGGCTCCACCGCCGCCACCACCGCCCGTGACATCTTCACCGGCACCACCGCCGCCGATGACCTCGATGCAATTGACATCGGACCAGTCGCTCGGCTTCGTCCAGGTACCGCTGCCTGTTGCGGTAATGAACGAGGTAACGACATTAGGATCTGGCTTGATCGCAAGAACGATCGATGTCGTGACGTCGTTGGCCTGAGCCCAAGTAACGGCACCAGTCGCGGCCGCTGTCGTCTGGTTCGAAATGGCCAGACATGTGCCGCAGTTGTTGCCGCCGGTATTGATGTTGTCGAAGCGCTCAACCAGCGAAGTCGGGCTGGTTGCGGCCTGCGTCGTGATCGTGCGCGCGCCGACTGTATTGTAGACCACGAGACCCACGGCGCACCCGTTTACGCTAGGGGTTATCGAGGCGTGGGTCTCGTTACCGGAAGTATTGTCTTCGAGCGAATAGGTGTCGAAAGGATCGCCCGTCGGATAGGCAAACCGCAGGACGACAATGCCGCCAGAGCTCGCGGTCGTCATCCCGCTTACTGTGATCGTCTTGCCGGCTGTCGCAGATGTGGCGCGCTTCCACCACAAGGAAGCCTTGGACGTTTCCGAGTTCTTTCGCGTCCAGGTGTTGCCACCGGTGTCATTGTCAGTGACCGTCGGAGCGGCGGTTGCTCCACGATTGGTCGCCGCCAACACCATGATATCGCCGGTTCGAACCGTCGACGGGATCGTTATCGTAAAAGATGTCGTCGGATTGGTCGAACCAACCGCGGAGCCGACAACGACTATGGCCATCGTGGCTACTTCGCGATGCCGAGCAGCTTCTTCCGCGTCGCCGCGCGCGCCTCGAGCATCCGGGCCCGAACGAATTCGGGATACTTCCTGCCCTCCGCATAGGCATCGGCGATGGCATCTGACATCGCCCTTTCGACCTCCTTCGCCAAGGGTATCATGTCAGATGAGCTCGGACGTACGCAGACTCCGACAGCATCGACGACACGGGGATAGAGCCGCTCGGCGCGCGGTCGCAGTGTATCCGGCAGTCCGGACGGATACCCGTTGTCGACCAGCCAACGATGCGAATATGCGCGCAGCTTGAGGTCGATCGACGCGGCCTCGGTGCGAGCCCGATGCAGCATGAACAAGGTCTCAACATCGTTGGCGGGCTGACGAAGGTGCGGGGAGACCTCGCGCCAGAGCGCGCGGGCACCGGCGACGTCGAGCTCGACGAGGCATCGCCGGAACGCATCGCCGAGCTGCATCGCTCAGTCCAGCGTGATCGCCGTCGCGGTGGTGAGGCGCGGGGTCACACCATTGCCGGAGACGATGTTCGGAGTCACCGTTCCTGAAAACAGGATCGCAGTGGCGCCGCCTCCCGTCTTGCCCGTCGAGAAGTGGGAGATCGTGCCGGAGCCACCGGTACCGGCCGGGAAATCGATGTTGGCGAAAGGGCTCACGCTATTCGCGGTGACCGTCCAGCCACCCGAGGTCCTGGCCACGTTGACACGGGCATACGAGGTATAGGCGGATTCGCTGGTCGTCATATCGCCGGCCTCGCCGGGATCCGCGGTATGGGCGGCGACATGGATATTGGTCTGCGGTGACGACGCCGCGTTGTCGGCATAGTTTGCCCAGGCTGTGGCATTGAAGATCAGCAGCAGAAGGGCATTTTCAAGCGCATTGCTCATCGACATGGCTTCGGTTCCTTACTCAGCCGATTGCGATATTGCGGAAACGGCGAAGCTTGCCGGCGATTGATGCCGGGACGGCTCCATCGGAGGACTGACCGGGTACCGAGCCGATCCACCAGTTCTTTTCGGTGCGCAGGACGTCGGGCACATCGACGACTTCGCTCCGCAGCGCGAGATCGCGCTTTTGATTCTGCCATGCGAGCTTGAAGAACTCGGATGCAGCCATCTTGAGGTCGCCGGGGATGGCTTCGAAGCCGGCCTTATAGGTCACCACGATCCGGGTTGCCCGCCACTCCATCGGGCGGTCACCGCAAAGCCTGTGCATGATGCCGGATTCGGGATCAGCCTGATATTCGGTGTCGGCCAGGATGACACCGCCGGCGACGACGGACAACAATTCGATATCGTGCCGGCGTGACAGCAGCAGCTCGTCGCTCAGCACCCAATAGAAGGTTTCGACCAGCGTTTCCTGCCAAAGCGTGTGCTCCGCACCCTTGCCGACCGCGATGTTGCACTCCGACATGATGGCCTGAGCCACCTCGAGCCCCATTGCCTTCAATTGGGAGTCGCTGGCCGACCCCGAAATTTCAGCAGCGGCACGCATCTCCTCGATGCTCAGGAGCTGTAGGCTATCGGCGGCGACGTCGACGACGAGCTGAGACCGTATCATGTCGAGCATCCTCCGTTGGGCCGCTGCCGGCGCATTCGCGCGCCGGCCCGCGATTTCAAGCCTGGGCTGCCTTCAGCGCGGCGAGGATTTCCGGTTTGGTCTTCGCGGCCGATATGTCGACGCCACGTTCAGCGGCGAGCTTCTCGAGCTCATCCTTCTTCAACCCGTCGAGATCAACGGTCGGACGCGGCGCGGCTCCCGGCAACGGATCGCCGAACTGGTTGGTTGCCTTGTTCTCGCCGGTAGTCTTTCCGGCATCCTGCTGATCCAACTGCTCCTGTACCGCAGCGGCTGCCGAAGGCGGTGTTGCCTCGCCTGGCTTCGAGAGTGGTTGTTCGGTGACGCCTGAGGTGGGGTCGATGCCGAATACAGGTTCTACGCCCTGCATTTCGGCCAGCATCTGGCGTTTGGCCGCGAGAACCAGGTGGGCGTGCACCAGGTTGCCGCTGTAGGGCTGGCCCGAGCGCGCAATGATGTCCTTGAGATCCTGGTCGGATGCTGCCGACAATTGGCGGTCAAATGCGGCGATGATTTCGCGGTTGAGTGCCTCTTCGGCCGGCAGTTCGTCGGCGGCGCCGCGCTCGACAAACCCGGCGTCCACCATACCGTCGAATGTACGCTGGCTGACAGCATAACCGACCGGCGGAAAATCCGTGTTCACGGGGAGGTGCTGAATGCTGATCCCGTCAAATGCGAACGGGAATGCCTTGATGACCTTGCCTTTCATGGCGACCGATCCTTCTACTTGTGAGAGGGAGGACCGGCGCGCCGAGGCGCCGACCCATCAATTGCCGGCGTTATGCCGGCGGGTTCGCGGCGGGGCCGAGATTGAGCCTGCTGTTCAGCCAAGCCCCGGCGACGAAAATGTTGCCGGTGTTCGCGACGGGCGTCAGGGTGACGCGCTGGTATTGCTTGCCGCCGGTGTAGCCGATCTTGAAGACCTTATCGTCGCTGGAAAACAGCGGCGTTGCCAGAAGCTCGGTGCCGTTCAGCATGTCGTCCGGCACCGCGGTGGCGTCGGACATGTTTGCGGCGTCGCCGTGTTCCATCAGGAACGTGAAGGTGACGTCGGCATCCGCGATGGAGCCCATCAGCAGCAGGAAAGCCACGGCTTCGACGCCGAGGCGATTGTTGATCTGAGAAACGAAGGCGGTGTTGTCGGTCACCGCGGCGGCCGGCGAAATCCCGCGCTTTGGATCGATATGAGAGATGATGTCCCGCATCGGGACCTCCATTTGAAAGGTGCCGGCGGTCGCGCCGGACAGGATTGAGAGGGAGAGGCGCGGGGTCGCCGCGCCTCTAATGGCTCAAGGGAGATCAGGTCCCGACGACCTGCAGGGCATAGGCCTCGAAGTCGACGACATCGCCGCCGACACGCTGGCGCGTGTAGAACTCGACGAACGGCTTCGACGAGTATGGGTCGCGGAGGGTCCGGATGCCGAGACGGTCCACGACGGTGTAGCCGGCGCGGAAATCGCCAAAGGCCACCGGCAACGCGCCGGCGCCAACCGATGGCATGTCGTCGGCGCGGCGGACGTTGTAGCCGAGCAGGATCGACGGCTTGCCGGCCTCAAGGCCAGGCCGCCAGATATACTGGCCCTGCGAGTCCTTGAAGAGCATGACGGCGCCAACGGTGCCCCGCTTCATCATCCAGTTCGCGTTGGCGAGGTACCGGTCCTTGATGGAGAACGTCATGGTGACGAGACCATCGGCCGTCAACAGGGTGGCGTGGCCCGACGGGACCTGCATGATGGTGCCGCGAACGCCAGCGGAACCCGCCGGGTAGGTCAGGATGCCGCGAGGCTTCTTGATGCCGTTGCCCGAAATGAACGCAAGGGCGCGCATCCGGGCGAACTTGTCGGCGACCTTGCCGGCAAGCCAGGCCTCCACGTCGATGCCGGCATCCTCGAGCAGCTGCTGCGTTGCTTTCGGCTTCGCATAGATTTCGTGGACCGGAATACGCTGGACGCCGACCTGCGGCGTGCTGGTTTCGGGACGGGCCTCGGTTTCACCAACCCAGCCGGCGCCGGCCTCGTCGGTGTCGACCGCGATCTCGAGCGCATCGGTCGAGACGGACTCATGATAGGCGAGCTCGTCGAGCGGCGAGGTCTCGTAGACCTTGGTGATGATGCGGGCCGACACCGACGTCGGCACCAAATAGCCGCCGTCAGGATCGGAGCCGACCATCATGGCCTTCTGTTCGTCCTGCGAGAGGGTGTTGATCTCGCGGCGGATCGACATCTTGAAGGCGTCGACATAGGCCTTGTACTCGTCGACGTTGGTGTCTTCGGGCTTCAGGTTGGTTGTCGACTTGAGCTCGCCACGACGGGACATCGCGACGCGCTTGAAGTCGGTGGCGTGCTTCAGCACGGTGTCGACATCGCCGCTGCCGCCGAAACCGGGGCGCCCCATCTTCTTCTGGATTTCGAGAACCGCCTCGGCTTCCTTGGCGGCCTTATCCAGGATCTCCTGGACCTTCTTCTCGATCGCGGCGTGCTTCTCCTCGACGCCACGGGTCAAGGCTTCGAGATCGTTCTTGAGCTGGGTGCCTTCGCCGGCGGCCTTGCCGGCCTTTTCGGCGAGCTCGCGAACCTCCTTGAGGTCCTTTTCCATCGAGGTCTTCAGCGAGCCGACATCGTCGCCAAACTTCTTCACCTCGCGCTGGACATCGTCCAGCACGTCCTTGAGTTCGGGCATTTCGCCCTCCTAATTGTCAGGTTGAGGTCAGGCTGCCCGGAACTTTTTCAGTGAATCGAGCAGTTCCATCGCCATCGCTTCCTCACGAGCGTTGGGAGATGGGTGGCCCTCAGCCTCACGCTGAAGGTGCTTCTTCACGATGGCGACGGCCCTCACGGCGTCGGTCGCGGAGAGAATGGATTTGAGCTCGCGTTCGAGCTCACGGGGATTGAGAAGATCGGCGGCCTTGACCTGGCCGATCAGCGCCTTGTCGTTGGAGCCCCACGTCACGATGCTAACCTCACGGAGGTCGATCTCTTCGAGCCACCGTGTCGGGTCCTGGGGCTTCGATCCCATCCGGTACTTGATCGGCCGGTAGCCTATGGAGAGACCATCGAGTTCGCCGCTCTTCATGCCTTCATGGATCAGGGCACCGCGGTCGGTGTTGATGGCAAACAGCTCGCCTTCGACCTTGAGCCCCTTGGAGTTCTCTTCCATCGACGTCCATTTGCCGATCGGAAGCATGTCGTCGACGGGACCAAAGAAGCCGCCGTGCTGAAGCATCATCTTGGGCAGTTTGCCCTTGTCGCCCCAGTCGCGAAGGCTCTTCGCGAAGGCGCCCTTTTCGACGATATCGCCGTGGGAATCCACGTTGCCAAAAATCGACGCATAGCCAGAGAACGTGCCTTCCTTGACACCATTCGAGGCGAATTTGAGCTCGTCGAAATTGACGTTGAAGTGTTCCATTTGGCTCACTCTCCAGCCACAGGCGCTTTGGGCGCGGTGAGAAAGATGGGTTTTCCGTCGGCGCCGATCGCCACCATGTTGGCGGGGACGTAGAGGTAATCGCCGCCGGGAATCGGGGGCTCCTCATCATCGGCGCGGATCTGGTTCGGAGTCCGCCAGCCGGGGCTTGAGCCGCCCAGCGCGGATTTGTTGTACTCGGCTCGATCCTTGGCGTTGGCGCGCAAGAATTCCTGGTCGACAAACCCGGTGTAGAAGCCTTTGGCGCGCTCTTCCTTGGTGAGCAGGAAGAGATCAGCGGACGCCTCGAAACGGCGGTGAATCGGTCGAACCGTATGGACGAGATGGGCCAAAAACATCTCGGACGCCGACGCAAAGGTCGCGTTCTTGTCTCCGGAGAAGCCGATCATGATCGGCATCGTCCGCATGACCTCGCAGATCCGCTCGACCTGGAATTTCCGGGTTTCAAGATGCTGGCTGTCGACGCCATTCATCCGGACCGGCAGGAATTTAGCATTCCTGTCGACGGCCATCAGCTTGCCGACGTTGTCGGCGCCGCCGAAATGCCGACGCACCCATGCGGCGAGGCGGATCAGGCCGGCTTCATTAACGTTGCCCTCAACGGACAAAATTCCGCTCGGCATCACACCGTTGCGATGGAACGAGGCATGACTTTCCTCGGCGGCAAGCGCCAGGCCGATGGCCTCGGATGCGAAGCGGACGATATCGAGTCCCTCCACGGTGTCCCACGACGGGCCTTTGACGTGCCAGATCTTGTCGCCAGAAACCGTTTGGGTGGTACCGTCGAGCCCTTGCAGCGTGTAGGTCCGCGAGTAATCGGGATGCTGCTTGAAGGCGACCCGGGCAGGATCGAGCAGGATCATTTCGAGGATCCGGCCATTCGGAAGCTTGTTCAGGAAGGCGTATGATCTGCCAGCGAGATCGACGTGGAAACTTTGGGTTTCCCTGAATTCCAGGCTCGTCATCCATTCGTTCGGCGCCGTCGCCATCAGGTCGTAGAGCGGATGTGTCCTGGCTTCGGTCGGAACGTTGCTGCCTTCCGGCTTGTGGTAGAGCTTCCAAGGCACAGTGGCGTGGCCGTCGGCGCGGACTCGCGCGCAGGCCAGAACGGTTGTCACCGACAAGGCGGAGCGCCAGTTCACGGCGACCCCGGATTTCGACGTCCGGTAACCGCCGAAGAAGTTGGCCCACATCTCGTCGACGAGGCCATATCGCGACGAGCCGTCAGCCTTGACCTCGGGCTGTGCGAGCGTTCCGAACAGGCCGCGCATCAGTTCGCCCGCCCGGCCAGGGCGAATGCCGCCCACATCAACATCAAGCCGCCGACGATGTATGCGGCGGGGACATGGATTTGAGCGATCCCGTATACGATCGATGCGGCGCCGACGAGCCCGATGCAATCGCGAGCCAGGACCGGTACGGCCCGCGCAACTGACGTCGCACCACGGCGGATACCGCGCGCAGCGGCAGTGACATAGCGCATACAGTTGCTCCAGATGTGGTCAGGCGACGTGGCGGGCCTCGGCCTCAAGGACCGCAGCCGCGATTTTTTCCTCGAGCGCATCGAGGTCGTCGGTGTCCCAACCCGAGACGCCGGCAGGTACCGGGTTCAGGCCCATGAGGACCTGGGCATGCAGAGCAGCCATGAGGGGATCGATCTTCGCCGAACCCGAGACCTGCTTGTCGATGGCTACGGCATTGCCGCGAGGTACCACCTTCGCGTTGCCGACCGCGAAATCCATGAGTTCGAGCCCGGCATGGACGAGCTGGCCGCCGGCGAGGTCGCGTTCGGCATCCTTGATGGCGCCGTTCAGCTTCCAGCCTTGCGGGATACCGACGATGCGTTCCTTGGCGATTCCGCCATCTTCCTTCGTAAGCGCCTTGCGGATCGCAGCGACGCCGAATGAGTCAACGCCGATCGAATTCTCGGCGGCGAGCAAGCCGCTCGCCTCGATATCAAATACGATGCCGGCGAGCTCGTAGACGTCTTCGCCGGGCAACTTCACAAACGTCAGCTGCTTCAGCTTACTAAGATCGTCGAGCTTCGATGCGATTTCGGGCCGGCGCTTCTTCACGATCTCATGCGCCCAGGCATGACTCCAAAGCAGGTTCTTGCCGGTGAACTTGCATCGGCCCATGACGGCGATACCCAGCAAGTCGTCCAGGCCGCCGCCATCGATGCCGATGACGATCACTGAGGATCGGCGTTTCACCTCCTGGAGCGTCAGACGCTTGTTGGCGGCGAGCGGCCAGAATTCGGCACCGGCCCAATTGTCGTCCTGCAGGGCGAGGCCGATCTCGATATTGAGATGCTGTGACGCCCAGATCTTGAGGGCAGCATCGCCCTCAAGCAGTGCCTCGGTATGCCCCTCGATCAGGCGTTCGATGGTGATCGATCGATCCCGGTTCGGGGTGACCATCCACCAGTTAGCAGGATCCTTCCAGGATCCATCTTTCATCATCGAGACCGGGAACTCGTAGAGAACCGGAAGCATGACGCTCTGCGCCTTGCCGTCACGGATCATCCTGGCCTTGATAAGCTCGGAGCGGAACACACCGACCGGCGGCTCGTCGGACTGCGTCGTGATGAAGACGACGAACCCTTCGGGGAAGGGCAGGATGCCACCGCGGATCTGACGGAGGACGCGCGCAGCGCTGGCGATCTTGCCGAGCTCGTGGATCTCGTCGATGAGGACGCCGACGGGCTTCGATCCGACCAGAACCTTGGTGTCAAAGGTCTTGATCTTGAGCTTGGCGCCGTTGGTGCGGTCCCGGATCTCCTTGACGTGTTCCTTGATGTGGAACCGTTTCGTCAGATACGGGTCGGCCTGGATCATGCCGACTGCCTGGCTGAAGGCGGTATCCGACACCGCCTGGGTCGGGCCGATCAGCAGGAATTCGGCACGCGGCCGCTCATTCATGATGAGCGCGGTCATCATGATGCCGGCGCCGCCGGTCGTCTTGCTGTTCTTCTTCGGGACGAGAGTGAAAATCTCTCGGATGAACCGATCGTCGCTGTCCGGCATGAAGCCGCCGAAAAGGGCGGCGACGATCTCGCGGAACCAATCGCCGGCGGCCTCAGCCATTGAGGGCTGGCCGCCGACATCGGGAAGCCTGAGCTTATTGAAGATCGCGACGGCCCTGTCGGCGCGACTGCGATCAAGCGGCAGGTCAGGAATAAGGGACCTGCCCGACTTGAGCCTATCGACCCAGTCCGGGCAGGCGAGGGTGGCGTACATCAGTTCGGACGCCGGCCTGTCCCAACGAGGTCACCCCATTCGGGGTCTCCAGGCCGCTCGTTGGCTTCGCGCTCCGCGAGTTCCTTCTTGCCTGGAGCGGGTTCCTTGGGCGGCGCCGGCGGCTTCGGAGGCGGGCTGTATTCGGACCAGCCCGCTCGAGTCTTCATCCAGAATATGGCGGCGGTGACGGCCTCACGACCCTTTCCGGTCGCGATCTTGAACAGGTTGAGCCCGACTTTCGAATTCGCGATGACGAGGGCTCGATCGAGCTCGACCCGGTAGTGGCGACGGAGCGTCTTGGTGTCGATCTCCATCACGATAGCGATCTCTTCCTGCGTCACAACCGCCGCCATTGCCTCGACCATTTTGCGATCCTTCGCGGTCGGGACATGCTGCTTTCCTTTCATGCGAACTTTCTTCCAAGTGGTTGAAAAATCTCGATGATCTTGAGTTGAAGCGTCCCACAGTACTGCTAACTCCAGAGCACGGCAGGCAATCAAGCCGCCGCGAACCGGAGAAAACCACCATGACGACGACCAATCTTTCCAGCATTGAGATCGCGAAGCTTTCCGCGGTGATCACCGGCGGCGGATATCGCCGGTCCAACACCAAGGACGCGGCTGTCGGTCGCTTCCTCAACATCGCCAACGGCGCCAAGATCGGCATCGACGACGCTACCGCGGTTCTGGCCGCCGCCGATTTCGAGGCCGCATCAGAGGCGCTGAAGGCGCTGGTTGCACCAGCCACGAAGCCGGCGAAGGGCAAGAAGGCAGCTGAGCCCAAGGCCGCCAAGGCGCCGAAGGCACCGAAGGAACGCGGCAAGCGGGCACAGGCCGACGCCGATGCCAAGGCCGGGAAAATCCCTACAGCGCCGGATTTCAGCGCTGAAACCCACAAGGCGCACCGCAAGCGGCTCGCCGAGGTCGTCGCCCTGGTCGAAGCCAGGAATCTGAAGGCGCTGCGCGCGCTCAAGCTCGAGCGGCACACCAGCAGCCGGAAGGCCATCGCTCGCTATCACGAGCTCGCGGTCTGGGCCCTCTCGGCGCCGGCAGCGAAATGAAGAAGCTGCTCACCGAGATGACGATCGACGAATACAACGCCGACATCATCGCAAATGCCGCCTACTTCACCGCATGCCGCAAGACCGGTGTCGGCCGATACGACAAGCGAGAGGCCCCGACACAAGATGCGATCAGGACCATCGCCGCCGAAATGGGGCGCGGAACCATCATCTACGCGATTGGACCAACCGGCAGACAGGCCTTCGTCGACACCATCAGATAGCCGAAGGGGCGCTATTCCGGCGCCCCTTCCTCGATTTCCCCGAATTCGACATCCCCGCAGGCCTCCGTTGCCTTGCGGGGATCGCCTTTGACGAAAACCAGACAGTTCTGATGCGTTTTCCCAAGCTTGCGGCTCGTCACGAACTGTTTCCCGGCGCGGATCGGTAACGATCCAGCCTGGGTCACCAGAATGGCCTCGTTGTAGAGCGGCAGCCCGGCGTCCTCGAAGGCCTCGACGGTGTGGCCGATAAAATTCCGGTACAAACCCTGTCGATCCCGGACATCGCCGACGACGAAGCAGGCGAAGCGATCCGGTTCGAGCAAATCGCAGCTCGCCGCGACGATTTTCCGGTATGTGGCCCGGAAGTCCTCGTATTCCATGGTCGACAGATCACGCGGATCGTCGCTGTAGCGCTCCAAGTCGGCATAGGGCGGGCACGAAAACAGGAAATCTCCGCGCCGGCCCCCGATCAGATCCCGAACATTGGTGCTGTCGCCCTCGACCCACTCCGGAAAAGGATCCGAACAGATTCTTTCGGCCTGTTTTCGATTGGCCTCGATCTGTTCGGGACGTAGGTCGACGCCGAAATATGCCCGACCGAGCCGCGAGGCCACGATTCCGCGAACCGAGCCGCCAGCGAATGGGTCAATAACTAGCCCGCCGACGGGACAGAACCAGCGATAGGCGAGCTCGCATAGCACTGGATCGAAAATCGAAGTCCCGTTCAGCGTCCGCGCCGATCCGTCATCGAACTTCATCTCGCCGAACACGAGCCCGGCCGCAACCTTCGACTTCCGCCTCCGCTCTGCCGCCTTGGCATTGAATTCTGCCCAGGCGCCACCACCGCCGCCGGAAATCTGCGCATCGGCCTTCTTTGAGCGGCTCATCGGCGTGCTCCACGCTTCGGAGCAGTCGCCGCGATCACAGTCGCACTGAAATTCAGCGCGTTTTCGCCTCGGCCGAGCTCGGATTCGATGCCGATCGCCAGCCAGGCGCGCTTTCTGTCCTGCCACCACCCATCGCGGGCGTTGAGAACCGAGAATGGGGCGACCCCGAAACGCTCCATCAGCGAGGCTTTGGCCTCGACGGCGTCGGCGCCGGCAGTCAATTCGCCGTCGAAATCGGTGAAAGACCCGAGGTCGAGCCCTATCGATGACAGATCGATGTCGAGATCAGAGGCCCCAAGCGCCTCGATCTCGAGGCCGAGGGTCTCGAAATCCCAAGATGTCTCTTCGCCGACGCGATTATCGGCGAGGCGATAAGCCCGCGCCTGTGCCGGCGTCAAGCCGACAGCGACGTGGACCGGTACCTCTGCCAAGCCGAGATGGATGGCGGCGAGTCGCCGCGTATGGCCGACGAGTATGATGCCGGCCTCGTCGACAACGATGGGCTGGCGCCATCCGAATTCGCGGATCGAAGCCGCAACTTTGAGTACTGCGCTCTCCGGGATCACTCTCGGATTGCGTTCATAGGGGATAACGTCGGCAATCGGCCGCATCTCGGCCGAGTATGAATTGTGCGATTGCATGAACACATGGCCCAATGAACCCGCCGCAGCTGCGGTGGCGGGGTGGCCAGGAAAACCGGCCGGGTCTGGTCATGCGAGTCTCAAGCTCGCGGCTCGGGCGTTGGCGCGCCCTTGCCCCCGTCGATGACGGTGGCGATCCCCATCCTTTGATAGACGGGAAAGTGCGTTTCAGCGGTTAGGCCGAAAAAAAATCTGCGAATGAGCCCCAGGCGGTCGGGGGCCCCGGAGGCCCTAGAGATTCGATGGCCCCCCGGTCGGCCTGCATTGCGGCAGGATGGGGGTTGGGGGCCCCCGGACCGCCCAGAGATCGACACCCCCCTCCCCATGAGGTAGAAGGGGGGCACTGACAGCAGCCCGGAGATCCGAAGACGGGTAAGGCGTTGATCCAGCCCGCCGAGCTGGGGAGTTGGCAAGGCGGTCAGCAGGAGTTGGACGACCTGCCTGTCAGTTTTTCTTCCCTCGTTCAGTACCGTTCCTTCATCCGATCGGCTCGGGCTGCCACCGTCTTCAAGGTGTGGTGGTGGCCACATAGACACTGCCCGTTGGCGACGTCGTACAGGGCACCGCCGTCCTTTCGCTCCTTGATGTGGTCGGCGAAGAGACGGGCAGGGGCACGGACATGACAGCGATGCCCATGAGTGGTGCCCTCGCACTGGTATCCGGCACGCTCCAGGACGGCACGACGCCATGCCTGATGTTCAGCGGTACGCAGTTCGGGGTCGACCTTCTTGGCTGGAGGTAGCGCGATGCGGACGTCGATCGTTCGGATCGACGGCCCTATGAGCTTTGCCATGGTGCCAGCGTATACCTTTGATCGTAGAGCACTTCAGCCGGGGTCGGCCTGATGGCCGCCCGCCGGAGGGCGTCGGGTCATCACAACTTGGCGTCTACGCGAGGGAAGGGAGCCGCGATAAGGTGCTGAATTCTAACGGTTTCTGGAAATCACGAATTGTGACAATTCGGGATTGTCCCTTTTGTCCCCCCATGTACCCACGGCGTGTACCCCCTTGGCTCCAACGACTCCAAGGGGATCGCCGGAAAGGGGACATCCGGCGGTATAGGTGATGTACCCCGGCACGGCAGTGTTTTTTGCTTGACGCGCCGGGATGATTTGGGCCGATTTAGTCCCAAGGGCAAAGGGGACATCACGAAATGCCGGAATGGCTCACGTTGGCACTTGTTGGTCAGGTGCTCACACATCTCGCCAATATCGCAGCGATCCTGACCGCGGTGTTCGCAGGCTGGATTTGGCTGTTGGTCGTCTGGAAATCGACGCAGCGACGGCGCGAAGTCGAGGCTTACCTGAAGCTGGAAAGAGACTTCGGAGCCATAGGCACCAAGGGCAGTCGTACCATTCACCACCTCGTGGCCAACCTGGCGATGTCGGAGGAACAGATCACTTCGGCCGCTTTCGAAAGCAAGGTCATCAGGGTCTGGTCCGTCGTCGATGATAAGAAGCGCACTACTGACCTGCTATACCAGTACGAGCCCGATGCGGTGAATATCCGGGCGAAAGAGCGTTCCCAGAAGCAAGCGTGGGTAGATCGGGAACGCGCCTCGAACTCTACGACTTAGCCTTGGCCTTTTTCGCCGCCTTCTTGGCGCGCTGCCTCCGCCGGCGTTCGTTGCGCCTCGCCGCCCAGGAGAACTCAGATTGCGGGATCTCGATGCCGCGGTTTCCGGTGCGGTCGCTCTTGTAGGAGAACTCGATCTGGTCGGGGAGCGCATCGGCGGCAGCCCAGTTGTTGAGCCCCTCGGTGGCGTCACCCGCACCTTCTGCGATCGTAGCCGAAACATCGCTGATTTCGGGCTCCAGATGCAACACCCCGAAATCGAGCAATCGGTAATCTTGGACAGGCCTGCGAGCCAATTCGGCAAGAATTTTGTCAAGGGCTCGGTTTTTGCGCTTTGTCCCCGTCGTCGTCGAGATCCCTTCCGAGGCGCACCACCGCTTGAACGCTCTGCCTCCAACCTTCGATTTCAGCCATCCCAGAAGGGCGCGCCGCTCCGCATCAACATCGATGTATGAGACCCACCCATGAACGGTGTCGGCGCGCGAGATCTCGGCCGGGGATGGATCGCGGTCGTACTGGTCCCAGAAATCATGCCGTATCGTGGCCAGGGGATCGCCGTCTTCGGTGCGCAGCTGGCATCTGAAGTCATTGGGCACCTTGCCCCAACCCGCCATGTCCGAGAAGCCATGGGCGTAAGGCAGCTGCTGGCCCCGCAACGGGGCCGGGCCGATATGATCATGGGTTTCTCGATCGAGCCTGACCGCATCGATGAGCAGATCCCGGACCAGCCTGATGTTCATGCGGGCTCCTTGCCGTCGAAGAGCTCGATCTGTGCGGGACCGAACCGGCGATAGAGGCGCTCGAAGACCATGCCGCCCAACGCGTTGCGCTGTGGGACCACACCGCGGAGGTCTTGGCAGATGAACTGCAGCTCGCCGACGGGCATCTCGTCCCAGGCATGTAGCCAGTCCGCGGCGCGGGCCTCGACGATGCCGGCACAGGCCCGGATCATATCTGAAGCCATCCACAAGCCGACCTCATCGAGCAGCACCTTGTTGTTCGCTGTTTCGGCCAGTGTCGTCAGGACGAGGCGCAGGTGACCTTCACCATGTCGCCGCATGATGCGTTCCAGGGTGGCGACGGCCCGTGTCTGCCCGATCTCGGGATAGCGGTGGCCGTCAACTATGGTGATCCCGAACTCGCTGCAGATCGCCTGAACTGTCGTCATCGCGACCTCCCTGGAAGGGGGGACAAAAAGGGGGACATCGCGGGGACAAAAGGGGACAAAACGACGAAATGGCGTGTACCCCTCGATGCCGCCGGCCACAGCGCAACCCCATGTGATACAAGGGTTCCCACTGTTTCGGAGCGGCGGTACAAAGGGGACATCACCGGGGACATTTTCACAGCAGATCGCTCCCGCCGTTTTCCATCGCCTCGGCGAGCCCAGGCGAGTCCTGATCACGCTGATCGTAATCGGCGGGTCCGCTGTCCCTGGCCTTGATGATGCCGCGCACCGGCCGGCCCGTGATCCAGATATGCGGGCTCGAGACCCCGATGATGCGATGGTCGATGAGGCGTTCTCGGGCGCGGCGAAGCCCCGTTTTCAGACGCTCCCGCCATTTCACGGCGTCGTTGCCGTCGTCGGGGTTCAGCGCTTTGTAGGCCTCCTTGACATGGGCGTAATCGACGACGCGCACGATCGATGGTGGTAGCGCGAGCAGCGGCGACGGCGCCTCCCCGCGTTCGCCGAGCGCCTTGATCAGCGCCTTCAGGAAGATGGAGTCGTTGGCTGAAGCCTTGAAGCCCGAAGAGATGAGGTCATCGCCTTCCTTGTCCGCTGGTGGGGTCACCACACATGATGTCACCGACTCCCCGTACTCGTTGCGGGCGACCTCGATGGCCGGAAGCACGAACTTCCAGGTCTGCCCGGCTTCACCCTCGGACTGCTTCATCACCTTGGCCTGGCGGATCACCCGCTGGTTGGCGTCGCGGAATTCGCCGAGGGCTTTGTCGCGAAGCACCGATATCGAGATCACGGTCTCGATGGCATTGTAGAGGACGAGGGAGCCGCGGGCGGATCCGAACGAATTCGAGTGGCCGATGACCCATATCCCGGCACTGCTACGATCGCGCAGACGCTCGTACCGATTCAGCACCGTGGAGACGTCTTTCTTGTCGATCTCGGAGGCGCCCGGTGTCGCCTTGTCGTGGGTATCGATGACGATGACGTCCAGGGGGACGTCCCAGCCCTTGGCGATCTCGGCGCATTCGGCGGCAAGCAGGTCGACGGTTTCTTCCGAGGAGAAGATGTCGATCCGCTTCGTCAGAACGGCGAATGGGAAACCCTCGAGGGGGAGGTCGAAGTGCTGCCGGAACGCCTGCATGCGGTTTTTAGCACCGTGACCCTTCTCGATGAAGCAGTAGATGACGCCGCCGCGACGGGTGCGGCGGCCCTGATATTCCATGCCCGAGGCCACATGGATCCCGCAGTCGAAGGCGGAGAACGACTTCCCGGACTGGCTTTCCCCGAACCACAGCACGGTTTCGCGCCGCGGTATCAGTCCGGCGACCTGGAATTCGTAGGTGCGATCCGATGGCTTGTCCTGATCCTCCCAACGGATCAGCCCGAACTTCGACCGGAACGGTGGGGTCAGGAATGTCGTCGTGGCGGCCTCGAAGGCCTCGAATGGTTCGATAAAGACAGGGACATCGTTCATTGGCCGGCCCCAAGCTCGAGGTTGAGGTCAGCGAAGTCTTTGCCCTGAGGCGCCATCGATACGAACACCCTGCGGCCGAGGTTTCGGTATCGGCGGCCCGCCACCATGAGGCGGGCCCTCGTCATCGCGGGGTCACTGTCGCCGTCGCCGATGAGGACGAGCTCGCGGACCTCGTCGGGGAGAACGACGCCGGGGCGCTCCATATCGGGGATCCCGTTGGGGACGCGCTTCGAGTGATCGCTGGGATGCTCCGCGGACCCCATGGCGGAGCCCGCAAGATTGCCCAGCGAGACCGCAGCGGCAACAGCGACGTCATCGATGCCGCCGAAGCCTCCGGAGAACCAGGCCTGCGAGGTCTCGATGCCTTCGCCCATCGCCAGACGTGGACCCAGCGGGGAGAGGCGGATCATGCCGCCGCGCTGCTCCCCGAGCACCTTCTTCGCCTTGTTGCGCCGCTGATCGCCAGGAGGTGTGAGCTTCGCCGGCCGGTCGGGATCGAGATAGGTGCGGTGGAGCCCGATGATGTCGCCACCCGGGTTGCGGATCGCGGCTATCATGGTCGGGAACGTGCCGAGTTCGACGGTGTCGTCGGCATCGGGGTTTGGCCAACCCCGATAGGTCAACGCGGCGACGAACCTGATATCGAACGTCCAGTGTTTGACGACCCTGAGGCCACGTGCCGCCAGATAGGCCTCGGCATGGGTGCCATGGATCGTTTTCCCGTTGTCGAAGATCCGTTGCACCGACGTCATCGTTCGCTGTTTCTCGGCGAGCTCCTGGGCCTCCCATTCGGCGTTGCGCTGCTCGATGGCTCGGCGTTCCTCCGTGGTGACAAACCCGACACTCCCACCGAGATATTCGACGGCCTCATGAAAGCTCTTTCCCACGAACTCATTCAGGAAGGTGAAGTGGTCGCCGCTGACCCCGCAGCCGAAGCATTTGTATCGGCCACGTTGATCGTCGATTTTCAGGCTGCCTGACTTCTCATGATGGAAACAGCAGACCGCCCATCGGGCGCGCGCACTGCCCTTGGACCTGATGCCATAGGTCTCGAACACCTTGGACAGCGAGGTCCGCGACTTCAAAACGTCGAGTTCGGCGGGGTCATATCGCTGCGACATCAGAGCATGCGCTCCTGCTTTTCCGGAGCGGGGACGTGGTCGGCCCTGATGGCTTGCGGCGACCATTTTTCGAAGTCGGCCGCGATCTGATCGAAATTCACGGGATGCTGGGCCCGGAAATCAGGGGTGTATTCGCATCTCACGAACTGGCCCTTGACGGCCCCATGGGCAAGCCAGCGCCCGCTGTAGATCCAGCGGCCGGGATCGACCTCGAGATGCTTGAAGTCGGCTCGGGTGACGTAGCCACGTCGGTCCAGGAGGATAATGAGCTTGATGGCCTTGACCTTCCAACCCGAGAGCTGGACGGGTGCCGAGGCGCCCGCGGTCACATCAGGGATATAATCGGGGAGCGCGCAGCGCTTCGCCGGGCACCAGTCCCGCCATTTCCTGTCCTGGTACCAATGGTCGCCGACCTTAGGGAGATCGGGCGACATCTTTCGGCGTACCATGGGGTGCCAGGACTGATAGAGGGCTTTCGACGCCATTTCGATGATGGTGATGTCGAGGAATTTGCAGACCGCGGCGAGGCCGCCGGAGCATCCCCATGGCACCAGCACGGCGCGATATTCGGGGTGCTCGCCATCGGCGTGCCACCAACTATCATGTGGCATCACTTGCTCGATGACTTTGGCGTTCAGGGCAAGCTTGGCCTCGATGCCGATCTGCACGCCATCCACATCGCGCGCAAGCAGGATGTCGAAACCGGCGGTCTCCGGGTATGCGGTCCATCCCTCGGGCAGCTGCGAGATGAAAGTGGCGCAGAGTTCGGCCTCTGAACTGAAACGTGCTTTCTCGCTCACCGACGCTCGACCTCGATCTTGCGGCCGCGCCTGAAGATCGCGCCGAACTGTTCTTCTGCCTTCGAGCGCATCGGGGATGCCTTGTCACCACTGCCGACGATGTCGCCCTGCAGATGTGATCGGAGCGCCCGCCAGGCCATGGCTTCGGCCTCGAAGGCGGTTGGGTAGATCTGGGCGATGCCTTTGATGCAGACCGATTCCCAGGCTGCCTTGTGGACTTTGCGGAACTGACCTTCGAAGCCGCCCATGACAGCAACAGCGCGTGCGTTGACCTCGTTCATTGCAACCACCCGCTTGCCGGGGTGGCGCTATGAGATAAGAATGAGTGCCGACAATTATGGTGCGGGCGGTTCTTATGAAACTTGGGGGATGGCTGCTCGGAGCGGCCGTTGTAGCAGGGTTGGCTGCACTTTCGTCTGTGCTCCCCCTTACATATGCTTGCGCTCACTGGTGGAGTAAGTCTGACTTCACGTGCGTCTCGCTCGAAATCCTCAACATCTGGCAGACGTATGTTTCCGGTCTTCTGGCGCTGGGGGCGGCGTTTGCTACCATCGCTTACGTTCGTTTCCAGATGGATCAATCCGAGAAACATCGACAGGATGACTACAGGCGGCAAGATGAAGCCGTGGCCGCCACTTTGACTGCCGATCTGCTGGATACCGCCATGCGTATCAAATACGTTACTCTGGCGAGCGAACTCGATCCGCCAATGTCGGCGACGGCTCGCACGATGGTCGTGGAGGCTGCCAAGATTTCTCCCTCCCTCGCAATTGCACTGCATCAGCATTGCAGCGAGGTTGGTAAGTTCGAATCTGAGCTGAAGACTAGATCTCCTGAGGCGGCAGGAAGGTATATGACGCTCATGGAGAGTCGAAAGCCTCTTGCATACCGAGCCCAAGTCCTTGCGCACATGTTCTCTGTCGCCGCAGCCCAGATACAATTGAAGCAAGGTGTCCTGGGACCTTTCATCACAAATTCGGATTTCGCTTCCATCATTGAGGCGTACGACGTCCAGGAGGCCGACCGCGGTTATATTGCCCACGTCATCACCACTACCGGTATTGATCATGCTTGACGTCATGATGGATCAAGCAGCCTCTTCCTCGTCGATCTCCGCAAAATCGGGATCTTCTTCGAGGGCTGGGGCAGCGATGGCCGGCCGCTCGCCTGGGCCGGAATAGGTTGGGGCACGAAGCTCGGGTGGCAACCAGCCGGTGCCGGCCACGTTCTCAACGGCGAAGTCAACGAGCTCCTTCTTCTTCAGCTTGTCGGCTCGCCTCGCCTCATCGTCGTTGATGGCTTCGCGGATCGCATCGATAACGAATGACTTCGAGACCCCGCCGAAGTAATCAGCGGCATCAAAGGTCTCATGGAGAGCCGCCGTCATGTTGTCGGCGTCAATGGCAGCGGCGAGCGCGGCCGGCGCACCGTCGAAAGCCTTATACTCGGATGACGAGACATGGAGGTCGACGGCGTTGCCAGCGATGCCGGCGGCAACAACGAACAGCTCGGAATCCGTCATTGCCTGCAGACGTTCGAGGGCATCCTGGAAGAGCTCGGTACCACGGAGCTGCTGGTAGCCCATGCCTTCGTGGCTGACATGAATCGGGCAAAGTCTCGCCCCGCTGTACATGTCACGCTTCGTCAGGAAGCCGGCGAGCAGGGCGATGAGCCCGAGACGCGGTTCGGCCTGCAATGCCTTGCGGGTGGCGAGGCCGGCCTGCGCCGACAGCCGCATCGCCAAGGCATTCGAGATCGTTGGGGCCGCCTTCTCTTTGGTGCCATCGGCGTCCGCGCTTGCCGCCTTCTTCGCGGCATGGGGTTTGACGACACCACGCTTGATGTTGAGATCGCCGTAGTGGCTGATGGTGAGGACGGCGCCGGCGCGCGCGAGCTGCTCCGGGGTCCACTGCCGCTCCGCAATCGCTTTCTGCAGTGCCGCCAGATCGTCGGCGGCACCATCGGTGCCCTTGGCCGCAGCCTTTTCGAGCTTCTTGATCGCTTTCTTTTCGCCGGCTGTGGCCTTGCCCTCGGCCGGTTTCTCGGTGCCCCAGGAATAGGTCCAGGAATAGGGGAGGTCATCGGCCGTCGAAACCCACGACCAGCCCTCGGCACGGAGACCTGTGAGGGTGGCCTCGATCTTGGCCTCGGCGACCTGAACCGCTATCTCGGGATCTTCGATGACATGGTTGTCCCCGAAGAGGTCCGTCGTCATCCGGCCGCCGGCGTCCGTGTAGGCCTCGACACCCGCGATCTTGATTGCCTTCGCGGCTTCATGATTGTTGGCCCCGAAGGCTTGCCGGATCGCGTGGGCATGCAGATTGTTGTTCTTGTGCAGCTTCGCGAACACGGCCTCCTGGGCCTCGATCGACGGCGCGAGCGTGAAAGCACGAACGCAGCCAGCGGGTTCACGATCAAAGGCACCCTGACGCCAGGCATCGAGGATGACAGGGGAGAGGCGACCAAGCGCCAGGATCTTCTTGACCCGCTGAGGTTCGATACCGAAGCGGCTCGCGATGGAGGCCTCGGAAAGCCCGGCGTCGACGAGGATTGTGAACTCCTCGAGCTGGTCGGCCTCATGCAGTGGCGCCCGCATGATCTGCTCCGCCAAAGCGATTTCGCGGGGATCGGCGATGTCGCCATCGAACTCGTCGCATGTGACCAGCCAGTCCGGGGCAAGTTGCCCCTGTTCGACGAGCAGCCTCATTGCGGCGAGACGGCGATTGCCGATGCCGACATAGAACGTTCTCGCGATCTCCTTCACCTTGGGCGGCGTGATCAGCCCGTGGGCGTGAATTGAAGCCGCAAGTTCGGCGATCTCGTCTTCCCGGCCGACACGCCTGGCATTGATCGGTGGCGTGGCTTCGTGCCCGAACCGGAGTTCGTTGAGCGGAATCATGCGAGAGGTCATGTGGGTGTCCTTTCGTGGGTACCTGGGGTGGATCTGCCTTGCCGGAAGTTGAGGCCGAGACGTTTGGCAACGGCCGCGACATTGGGGTACGGGCGCCCTATGCGGGCAGCGATGTCGATGAGCTTGTCGCCCCGCTCCGCTGCCTCAGTGAGCATCTGGTATTCCTGGTCGGTCCAGGCGATGCGCTGCTTCAGGCCGAGGTTGCTGGCCCGGGTTCGAACCGACGCGATCGGTTTTCCGAGCTCTTCGGCGATCTGTTTGACCGGCGTCTTCTTCTCGTAGAGGACACGAAGACGCTCGATCATCTCATGCGTCCAAGGATCAGCCGCCCGATTGAAATTGTTCTTCTGGGCGAACTTTAGGATCCCGGTGAGACCGCGGTGGAAGCCCGCTGCGGCCAGATCCGCGATGATCTCGCGGTAGGGTTTGCCCCCTTCGAGACCGGCGCGGGCGATGTCCTTTTCGGGCTCGGTCCAATAGTTGACGCGGTCGCGGGTGATGCCAAGGGCAATGGCGCGCATCTGAACGGCGACGCGGCCTCGATCATAACCGGCGTCCGACAGCAGCTGGACGATGTCCATGATCTTGACCTCGCGGGCATAGCCGTCAGCGATGATCTGATCCTCGTCATCCGACCACATCACCGAGGCCCGCACGCTCACGAACCCAAGGTCGCGGGCACGGGTCGAAACCCCACTGTTCGAACGACGCTTGAAGCCGGCAGCTTCAAGCCTGTTCACAATGTCGCGAACCGGCAGTTTCTCCGTGTATCCCTGCTTGATGATGTGGTCTTCGCGCTGGTCCCATCCTCGACCACGCGTGCCAGGCGCTCGATTCTCGGCCTGAACGGACGGGGCGGCATCGGGCACCTGCAACAGAAGGGCAGCAGCATCAGCCGCCGAGATCGTCGGCGGCGCGAGGACCTCGGGCGCCGCACCCTTGTGCCTGGACTGGACCGAACCTGCCTTGAACCTGATGCGACGCGGTCCAGCTATAGCGGGACCAATTGCCAGGAACTCGCCGTCGGAAAGCGTACGGAGCGCCCGGCTATGCCCGAGCGTAAACCCCAGCAGCGAGCCCGCCCGCTCGAGATCGCGGTCGAAGATCGTGCGGCCGACGACGACGTTGGTGGCCTTGGATACCACGGCCTTGGCTGTTTCGGCGATGCGCTGCGTCGCGATGATGCCGGCGATGCCACGTTTGCGGCCTCGGCCCATGAGGTCTGAAAGCATTGCGGTGGAGCGCTTGCGAGTATCGGCGGTGACGTCGCCGGTGTCGTAGTGCGGCGCCACGGTCTGGGCTTCATCGATGAGGACGAGAAGCGGGTGCCAATGCTGCTCCGCTACCGCGAGCAATCCTTCGGCGATGTCGGCGACGAGCTCGAGGCGATCCTCTGGGGTCGCATCGGACAGATCGAGGACGGCGCTGTAGCGGTGCTGGCGAAGATGCTCGGCGAAGGCATGGCCGCCGATCCGGCGGACATCAGCGGCCGAAAGGACCGCGACGTCGAAGTGTTCCTTCAGCGTCGAGAACTCGCCATCGGGATCCAGGAGAAGCTGCTGGACGCGGCCGAACGATTGCTCGAAGAGGCGGCGCAGCAGCATGGATTTGCCGGCGCCGCTGTTGCCTTGGATCAACAGTCGGCCGTCGATCAGCTTGGCGAGGTCGATGCCAACGGGTTCACCCTTCGAGGTATCGCCGATGCGGATATCGCCGGCACCAAGAGGACGAGCTGGTGCCGAGGTGTCGATGGTTACGACGTCGGCAGCGCCTTGCCTGGGTTCGTCACGAATGATCTTGACCGGCGATGGGACCCCGGATTCCTCGGCAAGAAGCTGGGCGACGAGCTGATCCGCTGGCGAGAGCTTCGCGATCTGATCGGGCTTGGGGAACACGACGCCAAATGCACGGCTGATCGGTCGTTCTGTGGATTCACGGACTTCGGCATTCATCATCTCAGGTCCCTTTCTGATCCCGAGTGGTGGTGAGGTTCCGGTTGTCTCGGCCGCTCTCGATCGAGGCTCTGGCGACCTGGTCGATGGAGTGCGGAACGTCTGCTGGTGCGACGCCGGCCCGCAGCCGGCGGGCAGCGACCCGCAGCATGGCGACACAGAGATCGGTGACGGAGAGCTCGCTCATGCGGCATCCCCGAAGAGGTCGAGTTGTGGTGCGGGTGGTGTTGGTGCCGGTACCGCGGGTTGCAGGTAGTTCGCGGGATCGTTTAGATAAGCGATGAGCCGGTCGCCGTGGTGTTGACGAAATACCAATTTGGAGGGGGTCGGGTATCGTCCCCATTGTTCCAAGGTGAGCGTATTGGCATGGCAAACATCGGCGCAGACTCCGCGCAAGCTGAGCTGCAGGTAGGCCATCTTGATACAGGGCATCGAGACGTCCCGTGCCGTGATCCATGCCTGTGTTTCGGGGTCGAAGCCGAGTTCGCGGATGCGCTCCGCTGCGGCTAGCGCAAGGGCGCCGGAACCCACCGCAGGCTCCTCGACTGTGATGAAGCCATTCTTCTCGATGGCTCGCTTGACGCTGTCTTCGTCAAGGATCATTTCGGCCGTGACCCGACACACTGCCCAGGGTGTGAAGAACTGGCCTTGTGCTGCGTTCAGGGATGCGACCTGGCCGGCTATGGGGCCGAGGAAGTCGTATTCGTCATCGATGCCGGCGGCGGTGATCGCGAGCAGCTCGGGAAACTGGGTCGGATACTTCTTGTCGGAGTTGATGACCTTGAGGTACCGGGCCTCGATGTCGTCGCGCTTCTTGCCGGGAGGTGTCAGCGGTGAGATGAAGGCGCAGAACGCAGCCTCAAGGAAATCGTGGAAGACGTCACGATGGGATCTGCTGCGGGCGAGATCATCTATCAGCTTCAGGAAGTCGGCGGCCGGCCCCTTCATTCCGGCCCATGGGTGCTTCTTGACGTGGGCCATCGCTACTGCGCCCCCACGATGTTGACGCGATACGCCTCGAGCGCCGCTGAGAGCTTGGTGACGAGACCGGGTTCCTTCATGAGATCCCGATCCCCGATGAGGCCGCGCCCCGCCAAGGCGTAAGCCTCGTCAACAGCGAAGACGAGCTGGACGGTCTCTTTGCCGCCCTCTGTCATGATGACCTCGATGCCATTGGCACCGACGCGCAGGATGCGTTCCGCGTTGCGACCGATAATTTTGCACCGCCAGTATTCCGGGCTATCGGGTCTGGCTTGAGGTGCGGGCTCGCCTGTCCGGACGAGCCCGACGCCACGATCGCCGAGAAGTCGCAGGATGTGGTCGGCCCGTTTCCGGACGGGTTCTCGACCCTCTTCGAACCAGCTTCCCCAAAGCGGGAATGTCGGACCGAGGCGCTCGAGGCGGATGCATTCGGCGAGGATGTCGCGGATCGGACGGTCGCTCATCCCACCGCCCTCCGACCCCAATGGTCGAATTTCGGCCGGTAGCCTTCGCGAACGAACCTGTAGCCGCGGCCCCATACCGTTTCGAGGAAATCGAGACCGCCGGTGAGGACGAAGATCTGCTTGCGGAGACGGTGGACGAATACCTTGACGAGACTGGGGGAGATGTCCTGATGGTCCCAACCATAGACCTCGATCGAAATCGCCTTGTTGGTGACAACCCGGTCGTCATGCCGGGTCAAAGCGAGCATGTAGGCTGTCTCGAGGGGCGTTAGAGCGATGACACCTGCCGGCGACCGGATCATCTTGAGCTCGGGCAGGAAATCGCAGCCCGCGAACCTGACAATGTTCTCGTCGGCATAGAGCCCACGGTCGCGGCGGATCAGGGCTCGGCAACGTTCAATGAACTCGTCTTCGGCCAGCGGCCAGGTCTGGGCGTCATCGGCTCCGGCACGCAAGGCGACGGCACGGTGCTTCGCATCGGCGGCGAGGTCCTCGCACTGCGCCGGCATCATCACCATGATCAGATTGCCGATGGCGGCATCGCGGAGGCGACGAATCGCGGACACCGCGCGGTATCCATCTTCGGACCAGATCACGGCGAGACGGAGAGGATCGGCGCGGGTCGCCGCTGCGAGCTCTTCGGGACTGCTGGCGACGCCGACACTGGCTTGACGATGCGACAGCCAGGACGTCACGACTGCATTGAATGGCGGTCTATCTCCGGCAACCACGGCACGCATCTACCGTGGCTCCACTGGTTCGATGATGCCGGCAACGACACCAATGATCAGTACGAGGGCGGCGATAAACACCACGACGGGCAGGGCGTGGCTCACAATATGCGGGGTTCGGAACTGCATCAGAAACGCTCCGGAACTGTTGGTTGGGATGGATGCGACCGCGCCTCGGCCTCGCGCTTGCGGCGTTCCGCGGCCAGGAACAGCGGGTCTACAGGCGGCGCCTTCCTGGGGTCGATGAGCAGGCAAGCGCAGTACCAGTTCGCAAGGGCGTCGGTTCTGTCGAAGCCCTTGTCGGCAAGGGCTTCGGCCTGGCTGATCCAGCCGAGGTCGATGCACTTCTGCCGGATAATCGGCTTCGCGGCGTCTTCCTTGGGTTTCTTCGGAAGGAATTTTGCGCGGACCGTCGATAGCCAGAGTCGGTGTTCGCCGCGCTGGTCGCCGATGATCAGATCCGGATTGCGGACCTTGAGAAGACGAGCCGTCGCCACGATGACGCCGATCAGGCCGTTCTTCATTTCCGAGGTTTCGTAATTGGTGCTGTTCTTGATGCCGCCGGTGTCCGGCACCGCCCGTTCGACGACGACATAGTCGGCCGGATAGGCGGTCAGGAATTCCGTGGTCCAGCGCATGGCGCCAAGCATGATGTTGGCGTAGCTGGCGCCGGCGCCGGATTTCGCGAAGTACTGTGCGCCGGACCGCGGTATCTGGCCTATGGGACCATAAGCCCAGCCGAAATGGGCTGCGGCATCGATTGCAAGAATGCGCGGTGTGGTCATCACGGAACTCCGCCCTTTCGGGCCTTGGATTGGTGGACGTCTCTCCGTCCTGTCACGCCTGATAGGAGGTGGCGTTCCCCCTGCGCGGTCCGCCCCGCGCGGCCTACTCACCTCTCCCGTCACAGGGCCGGCCTCGCCGGTGATCCTGCCGTTGTCATCGGAGGCTTTCGCTCGGGATCAGTGCGGGGCAGTCGCCTCGCTGTTTACGTCTGGTGCGGCCTTGTCCCAGTCGTCCTCGCTCATGTCGGCCCTGACGGCTGCAATCACGGCCTGCGTGGTGGCATCAGGCTTCGCCTCTTCGGCGACGGTGTCCTCGCGCGCCACAGCCGCGGCGCCGAGCCCGAAGCCGGCGAAGTCGTCGCCAAGAGCGGTGCGGATATCGACGGCGAAGTCGCGATCGTCCTCATCGAGGCCGTCGACCTTGCCTTCGGCGCGTTCCATCAAAGCCTCGGCCTTGCGCTTGATCTTCTGGGCATCGGTCAGCGCCCGGATGACGCCCTTGTTGACGCCCTGCCTCTTCGCATCGGCGAGAAGCGTGCCCTGGGAGCTGTCGATTTCCTTCTGGATCGCCCGCTTCTTCGTCTTGAAGTCGGCATCGAGGAGGCGAAGCTTTTCCTCGCGGACTTGCTCGAGACGGTCGTACTCTTCGACAAAGGAAGCTGCTTCATTCGCCGAAGCGCGGTTCGGACGCTCATGAACGGTCATGCGAATTTCCTTTCCGCCGACCTGATGTCGGCGCGGTGGCGGATAGTGGGAGGCACGTAGGCGATACGGGCGTGGTAGGCGCAGTACGGCGCGCTGGAGACCTGGTGGCCGCAGAACCCGAAGTCTTCGGCCTGCGGGTCCCCATTCGGCCATTTGCAGGTCCGCTCGGTGAGCTGCGTCAACGCGAGACGTCGGGAAACGGGTGCCGCGAGATCCTCGATGGCACGGATGGGCTCGCCGGCAACGAGAGCAGGGGATAGCCCTGGGGATGAGGCACGCTGCTCGGCGCGCGCCTTGAAGTCATAGGGATGCGGATTGTTGGGGCCGCGCATCGGTACCGCTTCGACGGCACCGGCGGCGCTTCTGCGTAAAACCTTGTCGCGCTTCGGCGCCGGGGCTTTTGCAGGTTTTGGAGTCGCCTGCTTCTTGCTTGGTGATGGTGGCGTCGGCACCCTGCTGGTGCGCGGCCGCATCGGCTTCTTGAGGCCTGGCACCTCGACGCCGGCGTCGGTCAACCGCTTCATGTACCCGATGACAGCATTGCGGGTCGTGGCGAGCTGGGCTGCTATCGCTGATGCCGCCAGACCGTCGGCGCGCAGCGCGAGAACCACGGCATCCCGTTCCTCGCTGGTCAGGATTGCCCAGGCTCGCTGGGTGAGGTCGGCCGCGACAGGGGGGGATTCGTCTTGCGGGGCCCCGTCGGCTTTTCGGATCGCCTTGACGACCGTGGCGATAGCGGCGGGGCGGGCCTGGAATTTCCAGGCGATGGCGCTAGGGGCGTGCCCCTGCTCAAGTAGCTGGCGGACCGCCTCGAGGCGCTGGGCTGGCGTCATCGCCAGCCATGGTTTTGCTGGCGCGCTCACCTGGCGTCTCCGCCAGTTCCGGATAGATCCAGTGCGCCAGCGAGTCGCCCCAGAGCACGCATCTGGTGGCCATCGAGCGGCGCACCCTCAGCGGCAAGATGAGCTGCCAGAATGTGCGCCGTGGTGGCGAGTTTAAGCTTGGCACGTCTGGCCTCCTCGGTCGCTTCGATATCAAGAAGCGCTTGCACTTCGTACCATTCAACGCGGCGAGCGTCGCCGTTGTAGATGCCACGAACCCGCCGTTCCGTGACTCGCTTATGGTATTCTTGGGGAACAAATTTGATCAGCGCCCGCAGGATCGGAGCAAACTGGCTCTTTGCCGGCACGTTAGGCGCCAACAGGTCGCCAACTGCCTGGATTATCTGGCGTGGTGATCGCTTTTCGGCTGTGAAGGCGGCGGTAACGCTAGACATGATGCCGCCGCCCCGCCTCGGGCTTCTGCCCTTGGCTAAACTTTCCAAGCTCTTGGTTGAGCTTTCCACGATCTCGGCCTCGATCATTGCTATCCCTCAATCCAGCAACGGAGTTGGAGAGACGCGATGAACGGACAGACGAAACGAAGCGGGCAACACCCAGCCGGGAAGGCAAGGGGGCCACCATGCCGGCGACACGCCGGCAGTCGCGCAAGGCACCTGAAACGATGTGCGCGACGCCAACCATCACGCCACCTCGGCGCGAGCGTTCTGCATCCAGTCGCGACGCGTATCGTTGAGATCCTGGAGAGTGACCGCGCCATTCGTGATCTGGACGATCACATCGGCAAGCAGGGCATCGACCGGCGCTTCACCGGTTTCGATACGCTGCATACGGCGAGAGGGGTTCTTTCCAGCACCGATACCGAAATCTTCGGCGGCCTGTCGAAGAGACTTGGAGTTGGCGATACGCCATTCGCGGACTTTCATGACGATAATCATAGCGCGCAACGCTATGCATTTGTCAAGCGGCATCGCGTTTGCCGCTTTTCCCGTATGATGCAAATGGCGCTATGCTATTGAAATGAAAAACAACATCGCCGCTATCAGGGCTGCCAAAGGGATGTCGCAAGCCGACCTCGCCGAGCAGCTCGACATGCACTGGACCAATCTCAGCAAGATCGAGCGGGACAAATCGAATCCCGGCATGGACCGCTATCAGCAGATCGCGCAGGTCCTGGGAGTCGATCTCAACGAGCTCTTCGGCGAGGAATTCGAGGGCACCTCAGACCGGGGCTCCGACGCTGAAGCAGCGCCGTTCCTCCCCTATGCAGGGATCGCCCAGGCCGGTGTCTTCGTCGACATCAACCTGCATTCCAATCATGAGCCGCAGGCCGTCGCGATATCTCCGGATCCGCGGTATCGGCGTGCCCGCCAGTACGTCTGGCAGGTCCTTGGCGATTCCATGAACAAGGCTGGGATCCTCGATGGCATGTTCGCTGTCGGCGTCGATTACCTGGATTTCGTCGAGCACTATCGGCCGATTGCGACAGGCGACATCGTTGTCGTCGAACGGATGCGGTTCGATGGCCAGGAGCGGGAGCGGACCATCAAGCGGTACTGGGAGGAGCCCAACGGGATCGCCTTGATGCCGGAGTCCACGAACCTCCATCACAAGCCGATCCTGATCCCCAAAAATGGCATCGTCGAGGGCGAGGAGATCAGAATCATCGCCTATGTGACGGGATCCTATAACCTGTTCGGGAAGGCGATCTTCGATCTCGACGAGGGTCAAAAAATCCATCTCTGACATCGTTGACATCGCCGCGGCGCGCGGGCTAACCGCGCGCGCCTTCGCACACGCCCGGTGAGTATAAACTTCTAACATAGAGCTCTACGTTTAGACCTCTCAGGTCTTGCTCAACGATACTCGTAGAGCTCAACCTTTCAACGAATCCGTGTCCCGCATCGTTCTCAGTGTGGGGTGCTGTCGCACCCCACTGCGCAGCGCGCTACGAATCAGGTCTGGCGCTTCCGCGCGCGAACGCGTGGGCCGCTATCGGTGAATGGCCGAACGGACAGCATAGCGTGAAAAGCTATATTTCTGGCTTGACAAGACTATAGCGTTGCGCGCTATGCTTTGGGCAAAGGAGAAATCCGATGCCAAACACGACCCCACGACGTGACCCCGAAACCGATGACGCCCTCGGCCTGGCCGCCGATCTGGTCAAGCTGCTGTTCGCTGTCCTGATCCTTCCGGGATCGTGGCTGGTGCTGACCATGGGGGGCGCCGAAGCGCTCAAGGGGTGGTTCTGATGATCGCCGCTGTTGCTGCCATGCCAGTCGCGCCAAGCGCTGACGACGCCAACGATACCGTGGATGCACTGATGCAGGCCGAAGCTTTCGTCGCCGGCTTTGAAGGTGATCCAACCCAAGATGGCGTCGCCGATATTCTCGCCGGCTTGCGAGCAGCCATCGAGCGCGAGCAGGCAGCGCCGGCCATGCTGGCTGCGCTGAGATTGGCAGAGGCTTGCCTTTCTGGAACCCTCCTTGCTCGCGGTTATGCGCCCGGCTCATGCACCGACGACTGGACCGCTGAAGTTCAGATGGAGGTGCGCACACTCGCCGACGTCCGCGCTGCTCTCGCGCAAGCGGAGGGGCGCTGACGTGGATACGCCCTCCATCGTCCCGAGCCTCGACGACCTCCGCAACAGCCTCGAGCGCGCCGAACGCGACGAGGTTTGCGCCGAGATGATCGACGATTTCCGCCGTCGTGCGGTCGAACTCCCGGCCGCGAAACGCCGCGTCGCCGAGCTGCGCGCCCAGATCACCCACATCGAGGAAACGCTGTGATGAGCGAGCTTGCTGATCTCTCCCATGTCTCCGAAGGCCAGCTTCGTGCCTGGGCCGATCTCCGGGTGATCTCGTCGGCGCGGTACGTCGACGAGATCACCCGGCGCGGGAAAGTCTACACGCAGGTCGACGCGCCGCCGCTCGATTACGAACTCGACGCCGAACTCGACCTCGGTCTCGACTTCACCGAGATAGCGATCGCCGATGCCGACGACTGCCCACCATTCGAGGCCCAGCCGATGTTTTCCGTCATTGGCTGGATCAGCCTGGGCGCCGGCGCCATCGTTGTCGCCGCCCTGTTGTGGGTCGCGTTGTCATGACCGCCCAACCATCCCCGACCAACCAGCTTTCGCCCAAGCAGCTCCACGAGCTCGCCGTCGACGCATTCGATGTCCTGAACTGGGCGCGTCGCATCGGCATGAAGCGCGAGCAGCAGATCGAGCAGGTCGCCCGAACTTTCGAGGTCACCCTCGGGTACCGGCCAGCCGCGGTGAGGCCAGAATGATCACGATCTCCATCTTCGCGCTAACGATGCCGCCGTCGCCGATGTTCGAGCAGAAGTTTGCCGATCCGGTCGACGCCGATCGGTATGAGGCGTTCTGGCGACGTCTCGGCCAGTGCCATATCCGCCGGCAGGTGCGGCCATGAACGGCGTGAGACCATGCTTCATTTCCCACGGGCAAGAACGCGAGTTCGAGCAGCTCGTCGACTATGCCCGTCGCGGCATTCACGCCTGTGGTGAGGACCATGCCCGAGCTGCACTCGAGGCGCTGGTCCCACTGTCTCACGATGTCAGCGCGATCATGCGCTGCGCTAGGGCGGAGGCTTCACGGCTATGATCGACATCGCCCCAACCACAGAAGCCGAGAGCAGGAATCGCGATCTCGCCATTGCAGCGGCTTCGCAGGCTGCCGACGCCATGGCCGAGTTGATGCGTTACGCCCGTGAAGGCGACGGCAGCATGTCGGGCGCATTCGGTATCGATGTCGTCGAGCAGCTGCTCGACGCGGCTAAGATGGCCGCTGAAATCGAAGGCTGGCCCAATAGCCAAGAAGAACGCGGCCAGTTCTACGCGTCGATAGCTGACTTTCTTGAGGGCTGGGCCTGATGGACAGCAGCCCCTTCACCCGCTTCACCGATGCCGAGGTCCGCGACATGCTGCGCGGCGCCGGGCTGGCATCTGATCTCGACGCCGCCAATGTCGCCAAGCTTGGCCTTACCCGCATCATGACGCAGCGCCAGCGCGTGCTGGCTGCTTTCGCTGACAATCCTGACGTCGATGCGATCTTTGCTGCGCTGGGCCAGCAGGTGCCTAAATCCAGCATCAGGTCCTACCTCTGCCGCGCGGTTCCGAACGGCGAATGGCGGCAGCGCAATAAGCGCGGATCGGGCAGGGCATCATGACGATCCAGATCATCAGGCCCGCCGACCGCGCCGCCTGGCTTGCCGCCCGCACCCAGGACGTCACCGCAAGTGTCGCCGGCGCGCTCTTCGGCGTCGACCCGTATTCGTCACCCTACGAACTCTGGGCCGAGAAGACCGGTCGGCGCTCTCCAGACGGCGAGCCTTCCGATGCGATGGAGCGCGGGATCCTGATGGAGCCAGTCGTCGTCAAGATGGTGCAGAAGCGCCATCCGGCGTGGGCCATCAGCTACGACGGCGACAACCCGGTCTACTACCGGGACCCCGAGACCCGCATCGGTGCGACACCGGATGCCTTCGTCGTCCGCCCGGACCGTCGCGGGACCGGCATCATGCAGATCAAGAGCGTCTCCGAGGATGCCTTCGAGAAGTTCTGGGAGACCGACCCCGATACCGGCGCTGTCATCCCGCCGACATGGATCGCGATTCAGGCAATAGTTGAGGCCACCTTGACGAAGTGCCCATGGGCTTGTGTCGCTGTTGTGGTGCTGACCCGGCGCGGCACGTTCCGCTTGGAACCCATCATAGATATCCCGCTCGACAACTTCGAGTTCTGGGAACGGCTGGTCGAGAAGGTCAAAGCCTTCTGGGAAATGATCGCCGCCGGCAGGACACCAGATCCCGATTGGGATCGGGATAGCGAAGCGGTCCTCGACGTACTTCGCCAAAGCCTGCCGGAGCGCCTGGACCTCACCCGCGATTACCACGTCAACGATCTCGCGGGCCTCTACGTCGAGGCCAAGGCGACGGAGACCGAGCAGGCCGCAAGGGCAGGGCGGCTCCGCGCAATGATCATCCATGCCCTCGGTACGGCCGAGATCGGGGAAACCGAACGCTGGTTCATCAGCGCCCGGACATCGGTGCGTGGCGACGGCACCACAACGCGCGTGCTGCGCATCAAGCCAAGGGAGAACCTCAATGCAGGTTTCTGATGCCCCATCCATCGCGGGACCAGGGCACAATCTCGCGACCACTGCCGACGTATTTCGGGATCGGTTCAAGGATCTGATCGACGAAGTCGAGGCACTGGCGATCAAGGCAAATGGAGCCCGCGGTGCGCTCACCGCTGACACCATCGCCTCTGACAACGATCGCAACACCTTTGTCGAGATCGGCGTCAACGCTGCCAAGCTGGCGAAGTCGATTGACGAGAAACGCGCGAAGGTCATCGAGCCACTGCGCACCGAGGTCGACGAGTGGAACAGTCTCTTCGGCACCGACAAGCCGGCAGAGGGCTCGCTGAAGTACCGCTGCAACGCGATGAAGAAATTCGCAGAGATGGTGGTCGGTCGGTACGACGACGAGAAGCGCGAAGAAGAAAGGCGGAAGGCCGCTGCCGAGGCCGACGCGGCTAGGGCTCTTGCCAATCGAAAGCTCGACGAGGCCGCCACATCTGGCCATTCCGTCCTTTCCGACATCGCCCTGCAGGAGGCCACCAGCGCCGAGCAAAAGGCCGCGGTGCTCGAGAACGCTGCATTGACCGCCGGCAACGGGCCGACTCGTACCGAAGCCGGCACGATCAGCCAGGTCAAGAACTGGACCTACGCCGTCAAAGACTACAGCAAGATCGACCTCAACAAGCTGCGTGGCTACGGGCCATTTAGCGTCGACGGCATCGAAAAGGCTTTGGCCGCGTACGCCAAAAAGAACAAGAACACTGCCCCGCTCGCGGGCGTCGACTTCATCCCCGATCAGAAAACTCGGTTCCGCGCCTGACCAGCTCGGACAACAGGAGACCATTGCGATGAACACTCCAGCGCGCGTTCCTGCGCACGATCCGCAGACCGGAGAGCTGACCGAAATCGGTCTGCCCGACAACTATCTCGCCGGCAATCAGAGCCTAGCCATCAGCCTCGCCATGGCTGAGGTTGACCAGCAGATCACGACTGCCAGGGCGTTCCCTCGCAGCATCGACCGTGCCGTCAGGAACATCACGGCGCTGGCCACCTTGGACGAGGAAACCGCCAAGGAGTGCATCTATGCGCTACCACGCGCCGGCAAGGCGATACGCGGACCCTCGATCAGGCTGGCCGAGATCATTCAGAGCCAGTGGGGCAACAACAGGTCGGGCACCCGAGTCGTCCATGTCGACCGCGTCGAAAAATATGTCGAGGCCGAGGGCGTCTTCCATGATCTCGAGACCAACTCGGCGGCGACGGCGCGGGTTCGTCGGCGTCTCGTCGCCGACAAGAAGACCGGTTTGATCACCGAGGACATGATCACTTTGACTGGCAACGCGGCGGCTTCCATCGCGAAGCGTAACGCGATCCTGGGTGGTGTCCCCAAGGCTGCCTGGCGCAAGGCGTACGCGGCCGTCGAGGCAGTGCTCATCGGCGACGCGATGACCATGGCCGAAAAGCGTGACGATGCCATGAAGGCGTTCGCCGCTTTCGGAGTGAAGCCGGAGCAGATCTTCGAGATACTGGAGATCGGCGGCCTCGATGACATCGGCCCCGACCAGTACATGACGCTCATCGGCATGCATCAGGCGTTGCGTAGCGGCGAGGCCACCGTCGAGGAGATGTTCCCGGTGAAGCGTCAGGCCGGCGACAAGCCGGCGGGCCTCAAAGGACGGCTCGACCAGCTCGCCGGCGGTGCCGACAAGAGCAAGGAAGGCACTGCAGCAGCGCCAAAGAATTCGGAGGCCGGCCCGTCCCCCGAGGCCTCCGAGAAGCCCGGCGAGTCATCCCCCGCCGACAACGCCGGGCAACAGCCGTCGTCCGACTCTACCTCCAAGTCGGATGACGGCGATCCCATTGCAGTGGCTACCCGCAAGGGCAGGGCGGCGTACCGCCGCGGCCTCGGCCGAAAGGCGATCCCCGCTGAGCTCAAGGCCGATGGTCGCGGAGCCGAGCTCGACGCGTATCTCGCTGGCTTCGACGACGAGGCCGCAGCCGACGTGGTCGAGGAGGAATGACATGGAACCGAGGGGAGAGGGGACTGTGTCACCGGCCGGCGATCCCATCGCGAAGCAGGCGCAGATCCACCATGACGCGATCCGGCGAAACGAACAGCGGATCCTCGACATGGAACGCGACCGCGATATCGCGCTGCGGTCCCTTGAAGGCGAGCTGGCGGAGGCCGCGCGTGCCTTCGAAGCCGAGCAGGAGCGGATACTGCAGCAGATCGCGGATACCCGACGCGGCGCCGATGCCCGCATCGCGACCCGCCAGATCCTGGTGAGGTCGAGCAGGGACGCCTTGGTTGCCCTGGAGCCGAACCAGGCAAGCCTGGAGGCTCCGATGTCGGCTAGGCAGGTTCCAAGGTCGGAGCCAGCAACGGTGCCGATCCAGGTTCACAGGGGGATCAAGGCATGAGTGCAGCCACGTTCCGGGTGCATTTCGCCGACGGAACCACCGTCGATGTGACCGCAACCGACCCCAAGGGCGCGCGGACCGAAGCCGAGAAGGTGCACTCCGCGCACATCAGGAAAATCAAGGTCGTGAGGGCAAAATGACCAAAGAAATCCAGGCCTTCGGCATCGACAGCTACCGCAGAGGGATGCGCAATCTGATGTACGCGGCGGCTCCGGGGATCACCAAGGTGATCACCAAGGACGGCACCGTCGATGTCCCCTTCGCCGCCGGCGACCTTCTTCTGTCCGACGAACACGGTCGGGTCATCGTAGGGCCCGTCAGTCTCGTCGGAGCCGTCGACCTCGCCGAGAGGATCCTTGAAGGCGACCAGCGTGCATTCACGGATCCGCTGGCCTTGCTCACGCTCGCCACCGCCATTGCCGGGTTCCGGATCGAGAACGATCCCGCTGAACCCGAGCCCGTCGAACCGGCCGCTGCCGTGTCTGTTCCCGGAGCTTGATCCCAAATGAGTGAAAAGATCGAGGACCAGGCAATCACACCGTCCATGGACGACAAGCACATTCCGTCGCCGCCCGTTCGGACGACCGAAAAGTACGACGCCGACAAGAAAACCGGCATCGAGCGGGTCGGAAAACCCCGCGACAACAAGGGCTGACACGCTCATGAGGCTTTCAGCAATCATTACGCGGCTCGCCGAACTTGGCGTTCGGCTGCCTGTCCAGCAGCACGCCGAGGACGCATGCAGCATCGCCGACGCCGAGGGTGTCGAGGTTTGCGTCATCGACCACAACGGCGAACGCGAAGACAGTGAGGCCGCCGAGATCGCCGCACTGCTCATCGAGATCATCAATATTGCGGCGACCCCGGTGGCCAGGAAAAGCCTTGATGTGTCCGATGTCGGCGGCCAGGCCGTCGATATTGCCAACGAGCTGGGCGCAGTACTCCAGGGCCGCAATACGGTTGCCTGCTACATAGCGTTGTCCATGGTTCTCGGCGCCGCCGCAGCCAACGCGGGGCGGCCTGACTTCGACGGCATGATGAGGCTCGTCGAGTCCGGCGCCCGCGACAGCTTCCTTCGCGCTTTGCAGGAGCAAGGCCGTGGCTGAGCCCTTCACCCTGATCCGCGTCGTCGACACCGAAACCAGCGCTATGAACGATCCCGCCGAGATGGTGGAGATCGGCTGGACAGACATCCGCCTGTTTCTGGCTGGCTGGCAGATCGAAAGCGGACCGCATTCTGTTCTCGTCAATCCCGGCATGCCGATCACGTTCCCGGCGATGGCGGTGCATCACATCACCGAAACCGATGTCGAACACGCTGAAAATCCGGACGAGGTCAGAGCCAAGATCGTCAAGGGTGCCGACATTCTCTGCGCCCACAACGTCGGCTTCGACAGGCGTTTTATCCGAGGCCACAACCTGCCCTGGATCTGCACGTTCAAGGCGGCACGGACGGCTTGGCCGGAGCTACAGAGCCACGGCAATGGCTCGATCCGGTACGAACGCGGGCTCTGTCTCGGTGACGCGCGGGCAGACCCGCCGCATCGCGCGGGCCCGGACACCTGGATCACTGCGCATATCCTGCTCGATCTCCTGAAGATCTATCAGCCCGAAACGCTGGTCGAGATGACGGGGAAGCCGGTCACCCTGATCAAGATCGATTTCGGCGAGCATAGCGGCAAGCGCTTCTCTGAGATCCCTGACAGCTACCTCGACTGGATATTGAATAAGTCGAAGATGCCATCGGACCCGGATCGCGAGGACGTCGTTCACACCGCCCGCCTCGAGGTCAGCAAGCGCGCTGTCGCTGCACCAGCGCCGACACCACGTCCCAAGACCACAGACGCCTATGCCTCTGAGCGGCATGACCCCGATGCCTGGCGCAAAGAAATGGAGAGGGGATTCTGATGAACCGCTTCCTCGAAATCGTGCTGAGCTCGGTCTGGTCGTTCCTCGGCACCCTGATCATCCTCCTGATCCTCTTCATCGTGATGATGGGGCTGCTGAGCGTCATCCTCCAGATGCGCCGTCATCGCCGGTCGCTCAACGAAAGCGATGTCATAAAGATCGTCCGCGAAGGCATGGACCTCGGCAAACTCGACGCCCCGATCTCGCGCTTGATCAAGCGCAACGAACAGCGTGGGGGGCGATGATGCCGGTCATCTCCACTGACATGATCCGCGACGACGAGGCGTTCCAAGCCGCGTTGCAGCGATACGCTCACGCCAATGGTTCGTCCGATGGGGTCGCCGCCGCAGTGCTGGCCGCCCTGCAGCCGGTGTTCACTGCCCACAATAAGCGCGTCATCGATCTGATCGAGGCCAACAACCGGTATCTGCAGGAAGCCCGCAACTGGCGGATCGTCGAGCAGCTTAGAGCCGCCGAGGGCCACAGCGTCCAGATCCTCTGCGACAACCCGGATTTCAACGGTCAGCCCAACTGCAAGGTCCTGTGCTGCGGCGACTGGACGGACTGGCACGACGAGCTATTCACCGGCGCCTCGATCGATGAGGCGCTTGGCAACGCGATCGTTGCCTTCAACAAATGGAGCAAAACCAATGTCTGAGACTGTTCAAAATCGGACAAAGGACTTCCCCACAGGCGCCGTGCTTTCGGTCGTCGCAGATGTTCTCGTCTCCGAGAACCACATCGCTGGCGTCTACGAAGTCCTGAACTGGATGACGGGTGAAAGCTTGTACACCCACCAGCTGCCGCGCGTCAGTCTGGAAGCTACCCCCGTCATCGTTGCGATGCATCCCGAGCTGGCGGTGGCCATCGCCGAGGCCGAACAGGTCAATGGCGAGAACTGGCGGGAATGGCTGGCGATATGGAAGGCTCGATACGGGGAGACCATCGCGGTCCCGCGGCTCAACATCGCCGAGCATGAGCGCATCGATCCTCTCTCGGAGCTCGCCGAAAAGGTTCCCCCTGACCGCATCGTCGTTATCGACGGCGGGCACTGAGCCCCGCCGCTGTCCCCCAGTCATGTGAATGGAGAAAGTCATGATCACCGATCAGACCTATGCCGATTCAGTACTGCCCCGCATCGCGGATACGATGCGCCTCACCCGTCGCCTCGAAGAGGTCAAAGCCGCGATTGCCGGCATCGACGCCGGCGAGCCGATGAGGCTCGTCGTCGGTTCGAACCCGATTCGTCTTAGCGATCAGGGGCAGGTCGACATCATGTTCGCGGTGCGCGCCGATCTCGATCGACACAAGCGAGAGATCGAGGAAGAACTGGCGTGGAGGGCGGGAAAGTGACCGCAGCCTATCCGCTCCAGTGGCCGCAGCGACGTCCCCGCAAGTCGGCCGGAGGTCGCAAGCGCGCCAGCTTCGGCAAGAAGGTCAACAACGGTCGGTACCAGGAGACCAAGGATCTCACGGTCGCCGACGCACTCGGCCGGCTTCAGGACGAGCTCGATCGTATCGGCGCTCGATATCCGGTTGTCTCGACCAATCTCGAACCGCGCCTCGATGGCCGCCCGCGCTCGGGACAGGCCGAACCCCGAGATCCGGGCGTTGCACTGTACTTCGACCTCGCTGGCAAGCCGCATTGCATGCCCTGCGATACCTATGACCGAGTTGCCGACAACATCGCAGCTATCGCGAAGCACATCGAAGCGACACGCGCCATCGAGCGCTACGGCGTCGCCAACATGTCGGAGATGTTCGCTGGTTTCACGGCGCTGCCGGCGCCGAGCGCCAGGCGGTCGTGGCGCGAGGTCTTTGGCTTCGGACCAACGGAGCAGATTTCAGCCAGCTACCTCAACGAGCGATTCCGCGCGAAGTCGAAAGCAGCGCATCCCGACGTACCAGGCGGTTCCACCGTTGAGATGGCCGAACTGAACCAAGCCCGGACCGAGGCGCTGAAAGAGATAGGTGCGTGATGCTACACTCACCTTCATTCCTGCAGGCCCAACGTCGCAACGCCGCGATCCGGCAATGGGCTGATGCCGAAATCGAGCGTCTCCGCGCCGCCGCCGCCGCGAAGCTTCGGGCCGATGCTAGGCGCGATTGGCAGATCTATTGCCGCCTCGCCAACATTCCGAGGCCAGTGCCGCGCACCCCGGCGCGCGAGATCATCGACCGAGTCGCGGCCTGGCATCAGGTCCCCGTGAGCCTTGTCCTGTCCGACGACCGCCATCGAGTCGTCGTCGAGGCGCGTTTCGACGCCATCGCGGCCGTGAAGCTGGCTTATCCCGGCATGACCTCGACGCGCCTCGCTCAGACCTTTGGCCGCCACCACACCACCATTTTGGACGCCCTGAAAAGGAGGGGGCTGTCATGCCTGAGGTGACGAACCGGGATGTCAACGACGCGTCGGTACGCGCCGCCGGCGATATCCTCATGCGCCATATCAACGCGCCAGAGCAGGCCGTCTATGCGGCCGCCCGCGAAATACTCGAGGCGGTGCCGCACCCCAGGGTGCCGGCGCTGAAGCCGGTCGATCGGTTCGATGCCTCCTGGCGCAAGCACTGGAACGACGGCTGGAACGCGTGCATCGCCGCGATGGTAGGCGGCGACCATGGATAGATCACTTTGGCTTATCTTGGTTTTCGAAGCTCGCTCGCGCATTTTGAGCAGCTCCGATGATGGCATCAATAGTATTTATCATTTCGGTCTCTCGGCTTCGAAGCGAGCCAGGATGTATGGATGCGATCTTGATCATATCCATATAGCCCGCATGCAACCGCTGGTATTGTGCGTACCTGAGGCGGACGATCCCGATCGAGCTGACCGCGTCTTTTGGCAGTTGTTCGAGCTGATCCCAGAGTTCCTTCATTTCAGATGGCTCAGAGAGTTGAAAATCTGCCGGGGTGACAGCGCGTGCTGGTGCATAGGTGCCCTTAGCTGCGACAAGAGAGGTCTTGATTTCACGACTTTCCAGGATGATCCGCGAGGTCAAGAATTTGAACTTCGCAGTCAAATTGTTGCGCGCCGCCGACTTCTTTCCGAGATCCCCTTTGTAATCATAGCGGACCTTCGCCATTGCGCCACTGTAAGCGATCAGCGCGGCACCGACGACCGCGATCGCGGCAGTTGCCGCACCAAGTTTCGAAACGATTTCCCGCAACTCTGCCACGAAGAACGCAGCCGCGATAACCGAAATGGCTGCGGTAACAAGTGCCGCGCCAAGCCAAAATTCCCAGCCCCTAGAGATTTTATCACCCACGACCCGACGCTAGCCAAACGGCAGAGCGCTTTCAATGATCTGGTCGGGGGAGAACTGGCTTATCAACATGGCTGACCGCCCCATCCTTTTCTCCGGCCCGATGGTTCGCGCCTTGCTTGACGGTCGAAAGACCAAGACGCGGCGCATCATCCCGCAGCCAGAAATGACGGCCTTTGGTTGGAACGTCCCCTGGCAGGTTGGTGGCGGTGTCGTCTTCAGCGATCAGTCGACGCCTGAGCTAATTGCAGCCGAGTTGATAAATGGCGTCCGCGTTCAGGCCGGCGACCGGCTGTATGTCCGCGAAGCCTGGCGGGTTTCTAACAAGTGGAACGATACCGCTCCGCGCGATCTGCCGCCGCGCACCATGACGGTTATGTTCGAGGCTGGCGGGTCGATGGGCGGGGTGAGCTCTCCCCCCGTTGGCCGCCTTCGGACTGCGGATGAGTACCCGCCAGATCTCTCTTATCCGTCTTCCATGCCCAAATGGGCCGGCCGCCTTCGCGCCGGCATGCATATGCCGCGCTGGGCCTCGCGCCTCACCCTGACCGTCACCGACGTTCGCGTCGAGCGCCTGCAGGATATCAGCGAGGCCGACGCTGTTGCGGAGGGAGCGCGCACGGCCTACGGCGAATGGTTTGACACCGGCTTTTGTCTCGTGAAGGCAGATCGAGTTCCGCCGATAACCTTGTTTGCTTGGCTCTGGAACAGCCTCAATGCTGGCCGCGGCTACGGCTGGGACACCAACCCTTGGGTGACCGTGACCACTTTCACGGTGCGCGTCGGCAACATCGACATCATCGACGAGGTGGCGCCATGAACGCCCTATCTCGCCTGACTCACTTTGGCTTCAAGGGCCGCCACACTCGCCTGGACGCGATTGAACATTGCAGGATCATGGTCGCCGGAGCGTTTCAACAATGCAACAGCCGCCTTGGCTTCGACATCAGCGATAAAAAAGCGTACCACGCTCTCATCCCATTTCAGCGAGACCTGAAACCCTGTCGTCTCGCATCTTTCGACCAGAATTTGTGGGAGTCCATCGAGGCTGATCTTGTTCGCCTTCAGATCGTGAAGGATCGCGATGGCGACCGCACTAGCAATAGCGCTGCCAGATACCTTGAGAGATTGATAGTACGTCAGTTTTCGATCCCTTTCCTGCGTTTCGTGTTGACTGCCTGGCATACAGGTCAGATCGACAACCGCATAGTCAGGTCGGGGCGCGATGTCTGATCGGATCCCCTGCATCAATCCGCGCTGCCGGCGTACCGCATCCAGTGACAAGCACCCTGACAGCGCCGAGATCATCTGCGGGAAGTGCTTTTGCTGCCTGCCGGCGTCGGTGAGGGCTGAACACCGCCGGCTGTGGCGTGAGCTCCGAAAATGGGAGCGCCGCATAACTCGGACCGCCGACGACCTGAAGGCCAACAGAATGCGCCGTGTCCGTGATCGTCTCGAGGATAACCTCAATCGGCACTGGATCAGCGACGTCAGACCGAATTTCTTCGAACCGGGGCGCCCCGAGGGGCTCGCCTCCTTCCTGGAGGAGGTCGGCTTTGGAACGAATTAGGTGCGACTCCCTTAACCAGCCCGATATTTATTTCTCGGTCTCGGGAACCATTTCGCCATCTCACTACATAACACTAGAAAGCAGGAGGGGGCGCTATCTTGGCAGAATACTCGTACTTCATCATCGAATTCGATGGTCGAACCAGAGAACTCGACCTCATCAACCCACGGATCTACTTCGAGCAGGGGCGTTGCCGTTTCAAGTACGACGGCCCCATCCCAGGGTTCTGGCACGCCCATATTCGTGCGCGCCATCAGCTCGGCCGCGGCTTCGAAGTGAAGTGGGAGCTCGACCGGAAGCCGCGGACGCCGGCGGGGGCCGGTCATGAAGCCGGTCATCGTCCACCGCTATTCCTGGCACATCACTGAAGCCATTGAGGCCCTGCTTGGGGACGCCGCCGGCGACGCCAAGAGCTGGAGGATCCGAGTCGAGGGCGACGAACTCGTCGTCGACATAGTGGCGCCGGACCTGCGCCTGACCCCAGAACAGATCGCGGAATCATGTCCTTTGCCTCCGGCGGAGACCTCAGAGGCGGCAAGCGTGCCGGCCGAGGAGCACGCAGCGGAGCAGCCAAAGCCGGAGCGCAAGGGCGGCCCACTCGCTCGTTCCGCCGCCATCATCGGTTCCGAAAAAGGGTTCTGGACCTTTGCGAAGCAGAAGCGTGGTGTCGATATCGCCTCGGCCGAGGAGGCCGGCGCCTGGTTGCGCAAGGTCTGCGGCATCGAAAGCCGCGCCGACCTCGATCATGATGCCCGCGCCGCCGATATCTTCCGTCCCATCGAGAAGGCCTATCGGCTCTGGCTTGAGGGCTATGACTGATGATGAAGCGAAAGCGCTTGGTCATCGCGCCACCACCAGGTCTAGAACCCGAGCTCGCCAAGATCATTGAGGCCCTTGCGCGCAAGGCCGCGCATGAGGATTACTGTGGCGGCGCCACCGATGGCCCCACAACGGATGAACCCGATGTCAAAACGCGCCGCGCTGTACGCCCGGTATTCAAGCGATCTGCAGACTGATCGGTCCATCGAGGATCAGCTCAATCTCTGCCGGTCCTATGCCGTTAAACAGGGCCACGACATCGTGGCCGAATTCCATGATCACGCCAAATCCGGTGCCTCGATCATGGGACGCGATGCCCTGCTTGGCATGATGGATGCGGCTCGCGACGGCGCCTTCGATGTGCTCGTCGTCGAGGCCCTGGACCGGATCTCGCGCGATCAGGAAGATCTCGCAGGCATCTTCAAGCGGCTGACCCATGAAGGCGTCGAGATCTGCGCCGTCCACGACGGTCGTGCCGACATCATCCAGATCGGGATCAGAGGGCTCGTCGGCGCCCTGTTTCTCCAGGATCTCGCCCACAAGGTGAGGCGCGGTCTCGCTGGTGTCGTCCGCGACGGCAGGAACGCCGGTGGCAAGGCCTATGGCTACAAGCCCGTTCTGGGAAAGCCTGGCGAGCTCGAAATCGTTGAAGCCGAGGCCGAGGTGGTTCGGCGGATCTATGAGGAATACGCCGCGGGGGCACCACCGCGAGATATCGCGGGGCGGCTGAACCGTGACGGCATCGTTGCACCACGCGGCAACGATTGGCAGGCATCCACGATCAATGGCAACATGAAACGGTTCAACGGGATCCTGCAGAACCCCATCTATGACGGCCGCATCATCTGGAACCGCGTCTCGATGGTGAAGGATCCCGATACGGGGCGCCGGATCTCGCGACCAAATCCCGAATCAGCATGGCAGGAGGTCCCGGCGCCTCATCTCAGGATCGTGCCGGCTGAGCTATTCCAGGCCGTTGTCGAGCTGAAAAGCCATTACCGCCCGTTCTCGAAGACGATGAAGCGCAACCCGAAGCGGCTGCTATCCGGCTTGCTGCGGTGCGGGGCCTGCGGTGGCGGGATGTCGATCCACGGCAAGATGGGCAGGGTGACCCGGATCAAGTGCACCAAGGCCACCGAAGCCAGGACCTGCGGCAACCGACGGCCGTATGTGCTCGAGGATATCGAGGCCGGTGTGATTTCGGGGCTGCAGCAGCGCCTCAGCGATCGGCGGTCCGTCGAATACTACGTGACGGTCTACAACGCCGAACAGCAGCGGCTGTCGGCCGGTGACGGCGCCGAACGGGAAAAGGCGGCGCAACGTCTCGCCGCCGTCAACAAGTCGTTCCAGCGCGCCGCAGATCTCGCCATCGACGGCGTCCTCAGTGCTGACGAGGCCAAGGTGCGGCTCGACGAGCTCCGTGTCGAGCGGGCCGAGATCGAGAAGAAGCTGGAAACGATGCCGGAGCCCCCTAACGTCATCCAGTTGAAGCCGGCGCTGATCAACCGCTATCTGCGGATCGTGGAGACACTGGCAGCCAGCCTGCGAGGCAACGACGAGTTGACCGACGACATCAAGGCTACGGTTCGCGAGCTGATTTCGAAAGTCACGGTCTACCCGACATCGAGCGGACAACCGCCAGAGATCGAGGTCGAAGGGTTTCTTTCGAAGTTCGTCGAGGACGCCCCCGAACAAAATCTCAAAATTCGGGGGGGAGTGATGGTAGCGGGAAGTGGACTCGAACCACCGACCCCAGGATTATGA